GTGCCAGGTGGAGGACCTGATCCTTCGTCCACAATGCCATCGAATTTGGTGATCTCGATGTCAGAGTTGGTGACGACACCCTGTAGATTGGTTTGAACAGAGAAGCTAAGCACATACTGGACGACACGCATTTCGTTGTCTTCGATGTTGTCTTCTTGGCTGACAGATTCGAGAGTCACCATGATGTCGTGATCCAACTCCCTATAGGAAGAGTTGCGAATGGACACATTGAGATTTGGTCGGAAGAACGGCAGAATCTGTTCGAGGATTTCACAGGCTTTGATGTTGTCTCTGGCGAGGATGCGCATGTCGAATGACAGATTGTATGGCGCACTCGAATAGCCAATCTGTGTTGCATCCTGAGGATTCCGGAATTTCTGATGCATCGACACCTGACGACTTGAGTCATACGACAAACCGGTGAAGGTGTAGGCGATTCGAGGATATGTTTCGATAAAGCGATTCAGGTCTTCAGGGTCTGATTCACGTTTCTGAAAGTGAGAGCGTGATTCAGGCACATATCGAATTGGTACCCGCGACAACTTTTCAACGGTAGCGCCATCAGCACTCAGATGAGAGTGATAGACCGACGAGAAGAGTTTGCCGAACATCGAGATCGTTGTGCGAATGTGTGCATGGGCGAACCAGCGTCTTTCAATGGGCATTATGAGAATCCAAACGGGTTACTTTTAGGGTCGACAGATGGTGTGCCAGGCTCTGCATCCTTGAGACGTTCGTTCTGGGTCTGAGGATCGTTATTGACTTGGGCGTCATTGATCTCTTGCTCAGTCGGATCGACAAGGTCCATTGATGGGTCAAGAGCCTTCAGGATTTCGTTGAGGTTGTTGGAGTCAAGATCATCAATGAGCAGAGGATCGAAGTTGGTTGTGCCTTCACCAGCACCATAGACGCGCATCGTAGCAGGAATTGAGAAGTGTCTGCCACCAGAAAGCATCGGATCAGGTGTGTCGACATCAATGATCTCAAAGATACGATCAAGTTCGCGAACATAGATGAGATCGCCCTCTGTAGGATACTTGTCGAGAATCTCGATGAACTTCCGTTTATCGAAATGGATCGTGACATTGTCTTTGCCATACGAGAATCCTGCAAAATCGAACATTGCGTTGGGACCCATGTACTGACCAGTCGAAGCCTCAATGAAGATGTCGACACCGAATGCATCTCGGAAGGTGCTAACAGTCGGCTCTTGCATGACAGGATCGAAATGAGCGTCCACCCTTGGCATATACTGAACTCCGATTCCATGGTCGTAGATGAAATCGGAAGTAAGGTCCTCGATGATCTGCGCATCGTTGTCCCAGAGGAAGTTGTTGAAGTGTGGATTTGCCATGATAGTCCTTTACAGAACGAACTTCTTGAGTGAGGATTTGAGTTCGTCGGAAAGAGTGATCAATGCTTCGCTCTTACTGAATTGAGAGATGTGAGAAAGGACGTTCGTCTTCGGATAATAGTGCCAGGCACCATCCTTTGTCAGACAGGTCATTCCATTCATCTCTTCGCCTTTTTCATCGACAGTGGGTTTGCCGACACGATTGCGATTTGCTTTCACTACAGCAACAGCCCAGTCTTGGCCTTTGTTGTAGAGAACGCTTTCATTCATCTTCGAGAAGCCTGGATCAGATTCGTTCGATTCCATGACTTCCTTGATGATGTCGTTGAGTTTCATACTGAGTCCTTTCAGAGACGTGCAAGAGCTTTGAGTTGCTGAGTGCTCAACATGGTGTTTGATTGGCTTCCATCGATATCGTTGTGAACGATCTCGATATATCCACCAGAACGCTTCACAGCGAAGTCCGCTTCACCGAGATACATCGTATTCGCGATAGGTTTCCCTTCAGCATCGATCCATGGATCGCCAATCTTCAAATTGTTGTCGTATCCACGAGAAAGCACGGTTTTGTACGTATCCTTCGGGGGTTTGCCGATACGCACTTGAACTTCGTTGAGGACAGATGTGATAGATTCATTCAGATTCATTTTTGCTTCTCCTATGCAATTGTCATGACTGTACGCATCACAGATGCGTTTTCATACAGTTCTTCTTCGAGCTCTTTGATCTCTTCCTTCGCAGAGGAAAGGAGTTGATCACCATTGAGTGTGTAGCCACCAGGCAGTTCGACATTGGTGTATTTGGTGATGTTATTTCCCCATTGACGCTTGATGAGAGCTGTCGTATATTTGATCAACCATACATCCCGCCAGAATCGAGTTGAAATGTCCCCGAGACTGAACGTTGCACGGTACATGATGTTGTAGCCAACCACAAATTCTTCCGAGCGTTCCTCAATATGCAGAAACCGAGTGCTCTGGTTGAATCGATAGACGGGTGGTGGCCTCAATACGTTGCGAAGATACGAAAGATCACGTTGAGCAAGGAACATGCTTACTTTGTCGTGGACTCCACCAATCATAAAGTGTTGATTCGATATCGAGTATTCTTCTCCACCACCAGAAATGCTAGTTCCTCCACCGCTCATACCGAGAACCTCGAGAATAGCGATCGTTTCTTCAGGAACTTCGAAGCCTTGATCAGCTGCAATTTGCTCTGTGATCTCGACGATGAAAATGCCTTCATCAGAAGCCTCGTCATGATAGTCGGTAAAACGATCGACAGCTTCATAGACAGCAGCAATGCACTGATCTTCGGTGACATTGACACGAATGACAGGTTCACCAATTTTCATCTTTGCATGGGCGATGAGATCGTTGATGGATGCAGGTCGTTGAAGGCTCATTGATGAGGTCCCTTTTGGTTAAACTGTTCTTCTATTTTACACACCGAATCCGTCCTTAGAGGCACCAAACGGCCAATACATTCCGACGAGACGATTTGTAGCATAGCCTTGGATGTTGACAGAATTCGATTGATTGCCACCTAACACACGAAGACGACCACCTTGAATGGAGTCGAGTAATGCAACATGACCAGAAGAAGGGTTGGGAGGTCGATCGAACACAACCACACATCCATGAAGAGGCTCACTGATCTTCTCAAAGGCAGAACTTCGTGTGAATGAGCGAGCCATGCCTGTAATGCCGTCTGTTGATTGACCTGCTTGAGTCATACACCATTTGACAAAGGATGCACACCACGGAGTCTCATCGTCTGAGAAACCATTCGATCTCGCGTACTTGACGATCTCAGGATTACTGCCATTCCGAAATTCTTTCGTGCCAATCTCTCCAACTGCAGTTTGGAACCAAGATGGACCTGTACCACTGAATGTTGCATTCGATGGACCTTCGTACTGCTCGTTTGTGTCGAGGATACCATGTTCATTGATGATGCCATCACCATCACCATCACCAAGACCTTCGATAGGATTGATGGTTCCAAAGATGACAGCATGTTGTTGAGCTTCATCGATAAATGATCCGAAAACGAATGTGCCTACCATTGCGCCAGTCGGTGTCGAACCAACTCCAGCAAGACCAGCAGATGTGATTGGAGAAACGACAAGGCTCCAAGGCAGTTGTTCGACAGGAATCTCGTCACTGTAGTATCCGAACCAGCGAACACGAAGACGACCTCTTTGTTGCGGGTCCGCACGATCCACGACCATGCCTACCATGTATTTTGAAGAGCTCTTGAAGTTCATCCTACAGAATCCTTGAATGCTTGAATCGTTGCGACATACTGTGAGTTCGGAAAGAAATCATGCTTGATGGCATCGATCACATAGTTGCCTGACAGATACTCGTCAGATTGTTGAAAATCTAGTGAGTTTGAGAAGCCTGGAATTCGCACATCGTACTTTTGACCGACATTGAGATCGAAGTGACCAGGAACTCGTCCATGGATCACGAAGTTCTTCATTTGTTGCTTCTTTGAGTTGTGTGCTGCAATCTTCGTCTCATAACGGGACTGCTCACTCTCTTGAGAGAAGAGACCGTTGTGTCGAAAGACAGTCGTCCACATCGAATCAGCACCAACCTCAGCATCAAAGATCGAAATGGGTTTTGAACCGAGGTGTTCGGTGTCATCGAATGACTCGGCATAGTCGTAAAGGCTGTCTTCTTCCTTGCGTTCGAACAGGTCGATCATCTGCACTCGAGTCTTGAACATGCCTGACGAAAGGTTCTCAAGAGTGCTTGAAGTCTTCATGACCTTGAAGTCGAGAAACGAATAGAGATGTCGAGTCATGCGAGTGTCATTTGTCAACGAAAGATTTCCGTCAACACTCGACTTGTTTGCCAACCACCGATAAGTCTGCCGAGCGGGAGTCTTGTACAGCAGATCGACAGGGACATGGAACATCTCACCATTGATGGTCATGAACGTCACGTAAGGAGAGTTCTCGAACACATCCGAGAATGAACGTTTCGTTAACCATGAGATCGATTTCAATGGTCGCCAGTTTGGTATGATGCCACAGATTTCTTGAGCTGTAGCTGACGATTTCAGTTCGTTCGGAAAGTAGAGCTCTTTCAGTATGGCATCGATTTCGTTCTCAGCCTGTTGATTGATGATGGCTCGAGAGATCGAATTTGAATGAGATCGAATGACGTGTTCAGATGTTCCGTGAATGGTGTATGTGATCGACGACGGAGAAGTTGGTGCACGATCAGTGATCTTGGTGACTCGAAACTTGAGTGTTCGGTCATTTCCAAGGCAGTCTCTTGTTAAGACTTCGACTTTCTCTCCACCCTCGATGGGAAAAGTGCTTGGTAGGTTCTGAGTGTCGACAATCAGAAATTCGGCAGTCAGGTACGGATTCGAAAGGTTCTCATATACTGTGAAGCCGAGCAGTTTCTCAGGAATCGAAATGGTGCCATTCTCACCTTCAAGTGTGAAGTCCAAAACCTTGTAGTCCCCGGGATTCGTGAGAACCACCGGGGTGACAGGACCATCATTAAATGATGAGATGAAGTCAACCATTAGAATTCGGCTTCAAGCATTCCGCTCTTGTTGATGAAGACATATACTTTGCCGCCATCTGATTTGTCGTCTCTGGGACTCTCGAATGTGATACTAAACACGGCGTTCTTTCCGGTGATGCCTTGATACTTCATATTGTAGATGTCATACGCCTTTGTCTTGTAGCCAGTTGCAGTCAAGACTTCAGCAAGCTCTTTCTCTTTCCACTTTGAAATAGTTGGTTCAAGAAGCTTCATGACATCCATTCCAACTGCTTCATTGAACGATTTTTCGGTTTTGCCTTCAAGCACGTTCTTGATGGTATTGTGTAGGCTATTGTGTAGGCTCATTTCGCTTTTTCCTTCTAGGTTTGCGCTTATTTTTCAGATTGTATGACTTGCAGTTCAACATGGCAAGAGAATCAACAACGTCTGATGCAGGTGATGCACCCTTGTCGCAACCAACTCGATCATGGACATAGAAGCCTAACTTCTTGAACCATGCATCTGCCATTTGCTCTTTCTTCGCAGCACCAGTTCCGGCAAATTCCTTTTTTGCAGTCATCGGTGAAACAATTCGAATCTCCCAACCAAGCATCGCCAATGCGACCTTCATCACACCAGTGTTTTCAGCGATCAAAGTGAGATTGCCTTTTGAACCGAGGCTGTACCCCTCGATATACGCAATTCCTGGGGTGAGGTGCTTGATCTCTTGAATGAGAATGTGAGTTAGATGACCAAACATCTGCAATTGGTTGTGACCGGATTTCTTCGGTCCGTACCAAATACCTTTGATCGTGATGTCGCCCTCCTTGTAGATTCCTTCATACTTCGGTTCACGATTGATGAAGAAGAAGTCCTTGCCGTTGATGCAGACGGCAGGACTTGATGTGCTGTAGTAGATTCCGAGAATGTTCTGTGGTTCTTCCATGTGTATTTTAACATGGACAAGCGCAAGATTTTTGACTTAAGGCCACATACAGGAACTAGATAAAGTCGACATGAAAGTCGTAGTGGTAGACAAGATAAAGACAATCATCGTTCAGCTTTTTTCCAAGCTTTAAAGGCACATATTCGTAGCCTTCACACTTCATCCATGCAGCAAATTGTCTACCCCTTTCATAATTTATGACTGAATCTATTCTAACGAACTCATCGATATTTCGCCAAGGCTTCAATTTCATACCTTCACGATACCCAATTCCAAATGCTCTTGTTAGAGCTATCGATTTCACGGTAGTTTCTTCATGATCGTATTGGTGTCTTTCGAGTTCATCTTGTTCTTCGTGAACTACCATTCTGGAGCATCCTTTGTTTATAGTTCAATTATAGAATATCGTAGCTCAAAAGTACACAACTTATTTTTTGTAATTTTTGACAATTGCGATAATGAAGGGGAGGGGTTCACACATCATTCGCCCACGAAATAACTCATGGGCGAAAGACTTTCACTTTCACTTTCACTTATTCGGGAACAAAACCGAATGAGATCATGCAGAAATCTTTGAAGCGAGGTTCAACCCACTTATTCAATTTCTGTCCTGTTTTCAGCCGGACATTCGCGTACCCGTAAGCTTTCATGTAGGCAGCAAATTGGCGACCATACACATAAAACCTATGAGCATCTGCATCATCTGGCCATGGATTTCCAGCCATGAAATCCTTGAAACCACGATTGAAGACTTCTCGTCTAAGAGAAGTCTTCACAGGTACTGGCTTCACCATCATATGGTCATTGCTCAAAATGTCAATGACCACAAGTTCCTTTCCTTTTTCAGCAGTAGTCTTCTTCGCTTTGGTTTTCATTTGACTTACCCCCAGTTTTGGTTAAAATTGGTAGTAATTTAAGTATATAATAGGTGGACTCAGAAGTACACAACTATTTTCATGTAACCTGAAGTTATCTGGGTTACATAATAAGTTTGACTATATAATATACATCAATCTCTACGAAGGTACTCAGAGAGTCACAGGTTTAACCGGTGAAGCATCTGGAAGTCATTATTGTATCACAGAGTATGGAACAAACACTATACAACATTCTGACACTGAAGTACACAACTTTGTTGCAAATTGAGCAATAAAATTTGATCTACGATGTACGCTCGATGTCCCAGAAGTCCCCCTTTGTGACTTGACCGATTTCAAGTGTCATGATGACCTTCTCCCAGTACCAACTCATATCGTCTGTCGCGCTCGTCTTGCGACTAAGTCCAGGTGGAGGATTTTCGTCGTCAAATTCCGAGACTTTTCCATTCCACATAGTTTTCGTAAATGTTCTCATTGTCCATAGCCTTTCTTCACCTTCTCGATCAATTCAATCGACGTGATGATTTCGCATTTTGCTTCGATCTCTTTTATTCGACGCTTTGGAATGTCGTAATGCTTGTAGGAGTGATACCAGCAACGTTTGATTCCAAGTTCTTCCGCCATCCTGTGGAGATTCGCAATCGAATACGGCTCACAGATGAGATGACGTCTTCGATCTGTGAAATAGACGAGATCAATCATTTTCCATACGGGCTTTCTGAAAAGAGAGACTCACCAACTTAAATTGTGATAGTTGGTTTGTAGTCATTTGTTATAGTTAGATTATAGACTACAGAAGAATGAAAGTACACTACAGAGTTTTCTTCCTGAAAGCTATCATTGCAGATTTAAGCTTGTTGAGGTTTTCGATCCTCTTTTCGTGGAATTGATTGACTCGTCAATCATGCAGATTTCGTTATCAACCATTTCTGTAGATATGGCCATATCGTTTTGGAAGATGTCTCCAAGAGAAGCATCAAGCTTTCTGGACACCTCGAACATTATGCATCTACGCGTCAACCTACGAGTCAAAATTACTGTTCCTTCATTGAGAGATTGTCGATGATCTCGATCAATGCAATCATGAGCAACGATCTTCCATGACTGTGTTCAGATGTGTTTGTTCTTCCATTATGGAAAAGCTCAGCAGTCCATGCATCGTCGAATAGAGAAAGCTCGATGGTTGTGCACCCTGGAAGTTCTCTTTTGATGAAATCGAAGGCAGAATCAGATGATCCCGTGTATGCCTTGTAGGCAAGCATTGCTGATGTCGCACTTGAAAAATAGTGCGCGAAGTCTATAGTGAGAAGTTTGTCACCAGCAATGACTCGATTCCTGAGCTCAATGATATCTTCTTTAGTCGTCATGTTCTTTATCCTTCATGTCAATAGGAGCTTCCAATTCTGGTCTCCAGTGTGTTGGTGTAGGCATATCAAATGTGAAGTTTGTGCCGATTATTGAAGTGACATTTTTGGATTTTCTCATCGGGAAGATGTGATTTCCGAATTTAGGAATTTTAAGCCAAACGAGAAAATTTCCTTCATCAGGAGCAGTCGAAAATGGAAGCCATTCATTGTTCATAGTGTTTTCTCCTTTTCGGAATTTGTGATTTCAATCAGAAAATCCCTAAATTCATCACCTAGATCGATTCGTTGCAATGCAAGCGAAACAGTTGCCTTCAGAAATCCGATTTTGGATCCGCAATCAAACCTTGTTCCATCAAATACGAATGGTCTAACTACAACTTTCGGATCGGGAGAGGAAATCTTGCATTGAAGATTGATGGCGTCCGTCAGTTGATACTCTCCACCTGATCCAGGTTTGATATGACCCAGATGGCTAAGAATCTGAGGATCGAGAATATATCGACCAACAGCTGCAAGATTTGAAGGTGCATTACCAGGCGCAGGCTTTTCAACCATTCCTACAGTATTGCCATTGTGAGTGTCCATGACACCATACTTCGAGAGTTCTTCAGGATCGTTCATTCTCATGCATGCGATCATCGTTCCACCATCGTAAGCATCAACCATCTGTTTCATACAACCATTATCACCAATCCCATCATTCTGAATGATGTCGTCAGGAAGTATTACTGCAAAAGGTTCGTTCTTGATGAGATGTCGAGCACAATAGATTGCATTCCCAAGACCGATCGGATCAGATTGACGAACATAAGCGATAGATCCGCTTTCCATCTCAATACCTTTCAGCATTTTGAGTATGTCGTCTTTACCCTTGCTGCTCAAAGCCTCATTCAATTCTGGTGATCGATCGAAATAGTCTTCAAGAGAGCTCTTTCCACGAGAAGTTACAAAGATGAACTCACTGATTCCTGCTTCTCTCGCTTCATCAATCGCATACTGAATGAGAGGTTGATCGATGAGATTGAGTATCTCTTTTGGAATGGATTTTGTTGCTGGCAAAAATCGAGTTCCTAGTCCCGCTACGGGGAATACGGCTTTAGTTACCTTCATGTTCAGAGTCCTTTGGTTTGTTCATATTGAATTGGTGGAGAAGTGTTTTCATCAATTGTCAGAAACGGGGCAATCTTCTGAAACCGATCATCAAGGAATTCCTTGCGATCACGAGCAATAGGGATAGGGATTGGAATTTGTTCCTTCGGTAAATGAGACGTAAAGTACGGCAGGATTCCATGCGCTTTCGAGCCTACAGAAACAAACAAACCTATAACCCTGTACATCTTTCCAGTCTTGAGATGCAGCCAGAGTGTGCCTTCACTCACGTCCAAATTCTCCGTGTGTTCTTCCTTCGATTGAATGATTCGATAATTCATTATAACACACGATCGAAGGAATGTACACAGTTTTGTTCTAGAACCACTCAGTGAATCGAGCTGATTGGCCGTAGGTGGGATGATGCAGGAACACTTCTACACCTTGACGATTTACAAAACCAAATTTGCTGTGCCAGCTGTCAGGTGCAGAAGGTGAACGAACGTGTTCCATCTGGAGGTGTGTACCAGACGCAGTGTTTGGAGAACCTGATGAGATCGCTGTGATTCCGACGTGGTCCTTTTCAGATATGAAAGTGTCGACACCTCTGCGTTGTCGTATCTTGTGGTGAACATGGTGAATGTACGAATAAAGGTGATCACATTTGCCGATCAACTGTTTTGCTTCGGAGACGAACAGACCGTAGAGCTTCTCTTCTTTCGCATTGTCGCCATGAGTCAACTGAATCGCATTTTGCTCGAAGCCATAGTATTTGCGATCGAGCGAGCTCAAGTTGTATTCAGACGCATTGACGGTAGGCCAATTTTCAAATCGCGATGCAATGTCCTGACTGAGACACCAACCTGATCGATAGTCGTGGTTTGACATGACGTGCACCAAATCGACATCAGCCACTTTCGCACACTCCTTAATGGCGTCGATAGTTGCAGCCTTTGCGTCACTGTAGACCTGAAAAAAGGAACCGTCGGTATCTTGATCGGTTCCTCGTGTGGATCGTTTGCCGTCTTCTGTGTGGAGAATGTCGTTCCCCATTACAAATAGGATTCGTGAGATGCCAAATGGCTTTGCCTTCTTCAAGAGTGCTTTCGTTCCTTCGATCACTCGGTGACGAGCAACCTGTCGATTGTATACGTATCCAGTTTCACTCTTTACACAAAGCTTACCGAAGTGTACGTCAGCAAGATCAACAACTAGAAGGTGATCGCCAAGAGCGAGTTCGCTTCGTGGTTCGTAAGGGATTGCACCATCAGATTTCGAATCATCGATGGCTTGGAGGATCATAGTTTCGAATGATATTTTCTCGTGGGTTTCAGGGTTCTTGATGAACAGACTGTAACCGTTTCCGTCTTCGTCTTTCTGTATCTGCCAAAAGTGACCTAAATTTCGAGGATCGTCGAGGTTGCCTACTTTCGCAGCCCTTCTGATTTCATCGGGTGCATCATTCCATGCTTTAGCCTTTGCAATGTCCCGCTCAACTGACCGAAGTGATATTCCTGTCTTTATACTAATCTCAGCATTTGAGTAACCTTCGGTTCTCAATGCATAAGTTTTCTCATAGCGTTTTGTCATGAATTGTTCCTTCTACTCACGTATTTTGACAGAGCAGTCAGATCAATTAATCACAGATGAACATACATGTCAATGGTGCTGTTCTTTGTTCGATAGAGAACCCATTTGACGGTACCGTTGACGACCTTTTTCTTCACACGGATGAATAGTGGGTGCCATTTCCCTGATGCCGCTATCATTTCTTGACTGTGAAAGCCAGGGATTTGGTCTGCGTCTACATGGATGTGGAATTCGCTAGGAACCATTCGAATATTCCATTTTCCGTGAAAACCCAGCTGTGGAAAGGAAGAGTTGAGCGTCATGTCGGAAACTGTCCACGATGATCTTTTCTCCACTTTCTGTTCGACCAACCCATGGGGATATGGTTTTATCAGGGTTAATGTTTGAAGCAATACTTTCACGCTTGAGGATTACCAGTTCACCTTCAAACTTAGGCAAACGAGTAGTGAGCAATCTTCTTCCCATTTTCTTCTCCTATCCGATGAACACACAGCTACCAAGGCGAGTGACAGAGATTTTGCCAGTATCCTGTCCATTATCAGCCTTGATCTTGTTGAATCGAACGAAGTCATTCAGAATTTCCTGAACTTGACGAGCGCTTGCAGACAATGTCGAGCTGTGATCGTATCCACGAATTTGTTCATTGGATTCATTCAACTCAGTGACAAGACTGATATTGTAGTGAATGAAAAACTTGACCTTCCGAATACGGCGAATGAAGTTTTTTGCATCTACTGGGTCCAAGAAGACCTCCACTTGATCTTCAGTGACCTTCATGAGTGGTTCATAGTCTTTTGACATGATGTGTTCCTTTGTTTCTTTATAGTTTTAGAATATCATACGGGAGACCCGATGTACACTACTTTGTCAACATTTTTGCAAAAAATGTTCACTCGATTTCGAAGAAGTCTTCAAAGAGAGTATTTGCGAATATAATGTCTGTGCAGTCTGACAAAAGATCTTGCATTTCACGATGTTCGCCATCAGCAATTACACCAAGCTGGCTATTTGTCTTCTTCGACAACACAAACTCTAATTCTGTCAACTCAAAGATCGACTTATTCGAAATGATTCGAACAACCTCTCTCATGAAGTGTTCTTCAGTGCATTCTCGATTGATCATACCGTTACTGTATGCAATATTGAGAGCGACCTTGATGATCTTTGGGAAACTCGACTTGCACATTTCCATCAGACTGCTTGTCAGATTTTTGTTCATTTACCTATGCCCTTTGTTGCGAATCACGTGAGCTGCAAGGATTGACAATCCCAATGGCAACCCCAGTATCATTCCTATATCTCGTCGAAGTAGAGGCTTCTTGGAGTTTGATTCCAATTTTGCCTTCTCAATTTGAGCCTGCTTGCGCTTATTCGGTTTACGCTTCTTCATGATAATTCTCCATTTTTTGTCAATTCTGTTAGCGCAATTTCGATAGAGTCAAGAAGAGCTTGCTTATCACTGAGATTTGTTAGTCCAGATTTCTCGAAAACATACTTTATCGTGAGTGGACCCACTTCGTATTCTCTGGTTTTGGCGATCTCTTTGTAGTATGGATGATCTGCTCGCATACGATACCATACGATCTCTTCCCATACCGGTGAATGATTGCGACCCCAACCACTTCCATCAGATGTGAGATAAACGACAACATCAGAGATATCATGTCGTGTACCACCGATGGAATTGAATTGAATGTGATCTGGTCGTTTCCGTTTGCACCCATGAAAAACCCAAGGACCCCATCTGCGGAAATCGGTATTCGCGATAGGCATCCAATCTGATGGAGGAGGTCGATTGTTTTCGGTGAAGCTCTGGTGATCTATCATGACATCTTCCTTATCGCTATTACTTGACATTTTGTTCTCCAAATGAAATTCTTTCGTCGAGGATGAATTCTCGAATGACCTCAGCGTGACATGGTTTTGGGTGACAAAAGCAACCAAGCTTGATGACCTCGCCTCCTTTTGCTCTCATTCTCAAATCCTTGAGAGCATTCACAACGATATTGTTCTTGTTCTCAATTTGAAATGTGAGCCATTCACGATAAGCAAATATTGCCAGCTCTCTGGTTTTTCGATATTTGGCGCCATGGGATTTTTTACTCAAGTGACTGAATGGATTCCCCAGTGGATGGCCTCTGCCTACATAATCACTGTATGGTTCTCCAAGGCGTTTGTTTGCGATGAATATTTCCACCTGGTTGATTCCTTAGTGTCCAGAGTTTCGACGTGAGGACTATTCCACGCTGTAGGATAGTCCAAATACGAGACCAATTTCGTCATCTTTCCAGTCATAGCTCGGTGTGATGCGAACTGTGAAATCTTCATCGACGTATGCAACACCGAACAATCCTACGAGACCGATATCCTGAAATGGTCCTGGTGCAAATTCGTAATACCCAGTTCCAAGACCTCCGTAAAATCCCCATCCAAGACCGTCGTGACCATTGTAGGTTGCGACAGCATAAACTGTCAAATCGTCAAAGCTGTTCAGAAAAAAGCCGTATTCCATGAAGCCTAGTGGATATTTCTCAACTCGACATCCCAAACCGAAGTTGATTTCCCGGACATCTTTGATCAGGTTTCGATCAGTGTGGTACGACAATCCGTGAACAACCACATTGTCGCACAATGAGTCGTCATAATCAGTGGATGCAGCCACAGTTGAAGTTATCAGGGTGAATGTAGCAGTAGCAAAAAGAGTTTTGAGCATTTGATATTTTCCTTTGTTTATAGTTCCAAAATATCACATTCTGTGCTACATGTACACTACTTCTTGTACATCCTCAAAAGATTTTTCCGCGAAGAACATCGAAGACGACAAGTGGCAAAAGCCATGGGAATACTCGGGTGTGGATTGGCGTTGAACGCCAGTAGGTTTTGGTGCTGTCAATCCATCCATAATCTCGATGCCAAAGCACCATGTGACGAGGGATGAGTGTGTTTGACGACGAATAGCATAACCAAAGACCTGCACGAAATGTGAGTAATGAGACAAACAGCTTCAGCCAACTTCCCTCGATCAGGTATAGTGTAGTGATCGCAAAATCCTCACAATCTCCTTCCTTTTCCTTGCTGATGAGATGCCACCCAGAGATTGTTCCCCACCTGCTTCGCTCATATCTGAAATCTTCCACGAATTTCTCAACGGGGGACATCCTCGAGTAATCCAACGCCTTCTTTATCGAGTCGCGAATTGTTTCCAGCTTGGCAATGCTGTCAGATGTCTCCCCAGATTCGAGTGCGGCCGTGATATCGTACTGGGCTTTCAATAGGTGAAACTTGAGGGATTCTGTCATTCTCTTTTCCTTCACAGAAATGTACTTCACATAAATGTATTTTATGTTCAATTCTACCATATCACATTTCGTGCAAAATGTACACAACAGATTGAGAATTATGCACAGAAAAGCCCTCTAATCCTGAGATTAGAGGGCTTTTTCGTTCCTAATCTCTCGTTAGATTAGGTGACTGTCAGCGTCAGCGTATCCGAGGCAAGATTACCCTGGACAGTAGCAGTGATGACAACCACACCAGGTGCAACACCAGTGATCAAACCACTCACACTGATAGTAGCGATACCAGTATCAGCAGATGCATATTCAACAGTCGGTGCATTCGCAACACCGTTTCGGGTAACTGTGTTCGTGGTCTGGACGGTCCCAGCGACGGCAACAGCTGCAGGATCAGGACCAAATTCGATCACATAGGCACCGGTTCCATCGTATCCAACACTCGCGATTCCAGCACGGAAGATTCGATAGGCAGAGCCGAGAGTCAGACCGGGAAGTCCGCGATCACGAGTGATGATTGCGCCCGAAAAGTCGTCGCCATCAGAGACAAGGTTCGCAACATAGAATGATGCGCCTTCACCGACTGATACTTCAGTGCCGTCGGAAGTGCCGGTACCAGGAATGACCAGTGAGTTGTTGATCATGGTCAAGTTGTATACAGTGTTGAGTTCGTCCGCGATGACGAAGTGCAGATCATCGAGTTTTGCAATGACGACGTTCGCAAGATCGGTAGATGCTGCTGTTAGTGCTGCGGCAAATTTGGTTTCCATGTGTATTCTCCTAATAGTTCACATAATGTATTCGGGTATTTTACATCCGTCAGTACTTGCGATTGTTTTGCCAAAGCATAGCATGCTCTACCATGTCCTTGATTTTGTACTTTCGCTTGAAATCTAAGAGGGAAACAGCACGAGTGCAATCACATACGAGATGGGGTGGATCACCCCGACGAGCATGTTTCGAGTTGACAGATTCGAAACGTTTACCCATGACAGATTCCACAATATTCATCAACTGTCTTACGGAAGTTCCATGTTGGCTTCCAAGATTAAAGATACCGGGCACTGGATCAGAGGTGTCGTTTTTGACCATCGCGGTGATATGCGCATCCACAAGATCGCATACATGAATGTAATCACGTACAGCTGTTCCATCAGCTGTCGGATGGTCGTTACCGAAAAGATTGAAACGTTCACCAGTTTGAAGTGATCTGATGAGATTTGGAATGAGGTGGGTCTCAGGAAAGTGCGATTCACCAATTTTGCCATCAGGATCAGAACCTGCGACATTGAAGTACCGGAAAACAGTCGCGTTGAGGTCATCATGCTGGTATGTCATATTCGCCAGATACATCTCACACGCAAGCTTTGAAGCACCATAAGGCGTCAAGGGCTTAGTCGCGTCCATCTCACGAAGACGTTTTTTCGAAGGTGAGTAAACAGCAGCAGTAGAAGAGAATACGATGTTTCGGACACCATGAATAATCGAAGCATTGACCACATTCATGAATCCTACCAGATTGTTTGTCCAGTATTCATGCACCATCTCAAAACTTTCAGGTACGATACTCATAGCAGCAAAGAACATGACTGCATCAGGTTCTTGAGAGCCTATTGTATGGTCAAGCCTCTCAATGTCAAGAATATTGTATGGATATATTCGACAGTTGATAGCATCGATGTGACCAGTTGCGAGGTTGTCATATACGATGACTTCATGACCTTGCTCTTCTAATGCTTTGCATGCATGTGAGCCAATGTATCCAGCTCCTCCAAAAACCATGACTTTCATCAACCTGTCTCCTTCATTCCGTCAAAAATTTCTACCTTTGTTGGATTGCGAAGAATTCGACCTATGGCTTGCATATTCAACTGCTGAAGTTCGAAGGTCAGAGAAGCATTCTCAACAGTGACAGCACGTTCGTATTTTTTGCTGTCAAGCAATTGTCGTTCTCGAGCTTCAGATTGCTCAGCTCGAATACAAAGAGCCTCAATTGTTTCAGCAGCTCTTTTCAGTGCGGAAGGGTAGTCCCATATGGCACCTGACGTTGCATACTTTGCGTCCTCACTAATTTCAAGAAGAGTTGCGGCCTCTGCTCGTGCATCTTCAAATTTCATCGTACATCTCCCATTTCAAATCGTCGATAGTCCAGGATGGATTTGATGAGGAAGTTTCGAGTGTTGATCTGTCGAACGACCTCTTCGAGAACTTCTTTCATTTCGACGAGAGTTTCCTTTCGACGACGAATCTTCTTCAGATCGTCGTCAGCTTTCAGCCACAAAGGCATTTCAGACTTCATGACCTTCAGATTGAACGGCTTCGCCTTGTATTCCTCAGCAGAAGCTTGACCACCGTAATAGAGACGCTTCTTGAACTCAGCAGTTTCGAATTCGTCATCAAGAGAACGAATTGCCCTCTTGACACGAATGAGGCGCGTAAAGTATTTGTGGTGGAGGTGCGGAATCTTGCGAGATTGATCTGCGAGATCAGGGGTGATGTCGCAATCCTTTTCCCATTCGTTGACGATATCTTCGGTTGTCATCTTCATGATTTTTCGATCTTCACCTCTTGATACAACATGGTGAGACCACACGTGATCGATTCAGGGGACGACACGTTCGACGTCAAGTCGATTGCATCGAGGGTGACTGGAAACGCATTGATGTATCGGAAACTGATGCCATCAAAGCCATGATTGTTCGGAACGACAACTGAAAAGTCAGACACTTCAAGAGCTACATTTTCAGCTGTCCGCATTGCCTCAATCCACTCAAAGACACTCAGCCAGTTCGTGAAGTCTTCGTCAACGATGAACTGTGCCGTAAATGGCACCCATTCCCATGAGCCCGTGGGAAATGGAATCTCGTAAATCCCTCGATTGACACTCACATTTCCGATTGAAATTCCAGGGGTGGTGGTTCTTGTGCAACTGAACGAGACTCCAGGAAGTCGGTTGATCTTCAGAATGAAGTTGTTGCTTTGTGCGTTATTCTGCTGGCTCATCGTTTGGTTCCAATCTCTATTCTATGAGTATTTTGACAAAATGTATTCAGTCTTCTCGGTAGAATAGGTGGTTGCCGACTTGAGCGACAAACTGAATTTTGTCAGCCCAATATGGCCGAACAGATGTCGTATGGAAGTGGGTTGCATCAATCCCATAATTCGGATGCTCGATAATGTCGATTGCAATATCAACAGCTTCGTCAAATCGTTCAGGCTCATTGATGACGAAGTTTTCCTGTCCTTCGTAAAAGGAGAACTGACTGACGCCACTTAGACTTCTCTGAGTCATGACTTCGCAAAGTGTGTCAGGATAGGCTTCAGACAATTTCCGAGCCATTACGACTTCGCCTACATACGTCATTCCTTGAATGCCTTCACCTCGAGCTTCGAAGTACATCGTCAGTGCGAGGCATGTGATGGGTGCTGACAGAATCATGAGGTGAAAACCTCGGGATTGGCTTCAACACCACGAGTTTGGCTAAGCATCGCATCAGCATACTGATATTGCATTGTGACAAGAGTCTCGATGATCCGTTGCATCACATGAGGTTGCGTTTCACTCTTAAGTGGACGGCCGTGAATTGCGATGGAGGCATGATCAATTGTGATTGGAGCATTCATCGCAAGATGATCACGAACACTGATGTGTGTTTTTGCAGGCTTGTTGAACATGGTGTTCCCCTAAAGTGAAAGGACAAAGTGGACAGTCACATACGCAATGATCACGAATGCTGCGAAGTCGAAAAGGAACTTGCCAATCATGCCTGTACCACCGTCGTTTCATCGACTGAAACAATCGACTCTTCAGAGACGATATGTTGAACATCTGGAATACTCACATTTGCACTAACATTCTCGATGAAGAGTGCATTTGCGGCTTCAGCGCTTTCAGCAGTTATGTCCATAACTACCTCCACGGTAATTGTCGAAGTGATTATGTATGTTGGCATTTTGGTATTCTCCTTTGTTTATAGTTCAGTTATATCATACGGGGATCAATATGTAAACAAGAGAGTTGCAAAATACGTATGGAAAACAAGAATCATCTCATCATCGCATTCGTTTCTGAAGAGCACCTCCATCGGGAGATGTTCCAGTTCGCTATCTTACAGCGAAAGATCAGAAAGTGGGTCAAGAACCAGCGAAGGTCTGCAATGGAGATCGTGAATCAGATTCGCAGAATCCAGAACACATTCGACAGTGCATTCATCGAAAAGGTCGTTGATGGAAAATTCACACTTGAAGAGCGGAAGATCATCAACACGGTTCTTGGTCGAATGCCACCACATCACGAATTCACAGTGAAGTGGGATTTGGAAATGAGGAAGCTCAGATGCTAGCAGTAGTCAATTTCGTTCGTTCGTATTGGAAGATCCTCGCAGTGATCGCTTTCATCGGTGGCTACACGACAGCCGTTTATGTCTACGCGCAAAACGTGATCGAGGACAGGATCGCAGCTGAAAAACTGAAAGCCGCAGAACTCTACAACCAAAAGCTCGAGGTCGTTTTGTCTGACAACGCCGCAGAGGTTCAGCGAATATTGGAACAAAACGCGACCGACATTCAGCAGCTTACGGATGTTGAAGACAGTCAGTCTACGAGCATCGAGCTTAACAACGCAATCGACATTCTGAGAAGGAGACAATGATGAGAGTATTCCTGATCGCAACATTCATATTTCTATCAGCCTGTGGAGAAACGTACCTTCAGCGCAAGATTCCTGCAAAACTGCTCACATGTGAAGGAGTCGAGATTCCTGAAGGCCGATTGACAGATCGTCAGATTTCTCTGCTCCTTTTCGAGTACGACACGAATCTTCGCATCTGTGTGGCAAACTCAGACTCCATCGAGCAGCTCGTCAACAATGATTCAACAACAATCGGAGATATCGTGCGCACTCTCCAACCATAGTATCACACTTTAGGTTGTTTGTACACAAATATTTTCACTAAATAGTGAGCTCCAGGATCATTCTGGTTAATCCTGGAGCTCGCTGGTAACACTCGACGGCATTGACAATATATTATTCATCAATGCTGGTTCGAGTATTCACCGAGTCCCATTGACAGGTCTTTGTTTTGGGACCTCGGTTTCAGGAAATCGAGTCTCCCACAGTCGATCAAAACTCAGACGGTATTCGAAAACCCGAGCATTGTCACCCAAATTCATTGAAGACCCAACCTTCCATTCGCTCTCATCGAATTCGAAGTGTGCGTCAGCATCAACGACTTCTGTGTCTACCACTGTTCGAAGTAGACGATTGCATAGAGGAAGGAATCTCTTGTAGATTTCTGCTCCTCCGGCAACAACTACGTTGTCATAGTCAGCAAACCAGGCGATAGCTTGTTCAGGAGTGCAGTAGATGACACCATTCTCTTGTGTACGTTTCTGACTCGTTATGACGACCATGAATCGATCAGCGAGTCGGAAAGGAAGACTTTCGTACGTCTTCCTCCCCATGATGACGATCTTGCCTGTTGTACTTCGCTTGAAGAACCTCAAGTCTTCAGGAATGTGTCAAGGCAGTTTGCCGTCCTTGCCGATTGCACCATTTCGATCTGTTGCTACGATTGCGAACATCAGACCGCCACCGGAGCTTTGATTGTTGGATGTGGTTCGTATCCAAACAGCACGAAGTTTTCGTACTTGAAGTCGAAGATGGAATCAGGTTTCGAATTGATAACCATCATGGGCAATTTTCTCGGTATGCGTGACAGTTGTTCTGCGACTTGATCGAAATGGTTCAAGTAGATGTGAGCATCGCCAATGGAATGGGTGAATGTGCCAACGCCAAGGCCACAGATTTGAGCAAGCATCTGCTGCAGAAGAGCATATGAAGCGATGTTGAATGGAACGCCGAGGAACATGTCAGCACTGCGCTGGTACATCAACAGGTCGAGCTTTCCGTTGTTGACTCGGCACTGGAAGAACATGTGGCAAGGAGGCAGACCCATCTTAGACGTTTCAGGTGGGTTCCAAGCGGAAACGACCATTCGGCGGCTGGCAGGATTCGTCTTCAATTGTTCAACCAGTTCACTGATCTGATCGACGCCACCGAAGTCGCGCCATTGCTTTCCATATACGGGACCGAGATCGCCATTCTCATCTGCCCATTCATTCCAGATGCGCACGTGGTTTTCCTGCAGATATCGGATGTTGGTGTCACCCTGAAGGAACCAGAGCAACTCGTGAATGATCGCCGGCAAATGAACCCTCTTTGTTGTCAAAAGAGGAAAACCTTTCGACAGATCGAACTTCATCTGTGCACCGAAGACTGATTTCGTTCCGACCCCTGTGCGGTCCATGTTTGTGTCTCCTTCCTCCATGATTTGGCGAAGAAGTCGTAGGTATGATGTTTCTGACATTTCAGGTTCCCTTCAGGTTTTCAATGTGCAGCAAGCGAGCTTTGACACCCTTTTCGAAGCGCATCTTGCTGAGGATTTTTGTTCTGGTCTTAGGATCGGTATTGATCACAAAGTCGTTGAGGTCTTTGCCATGCTCAGCAAATTCCGATGGGTAAAATGCGACTCTAAAGCCAGCATCAATTGCTTCACGCTTCATCTTCATGATTTGTCGATTTAATGGTTCATTGTCGTACCACAGAATCGTCTGATCATTATCGATCTCATCGATGTTCTGCACTCGCTGATAGATCGCAGAGTCGAGAACCGCAACAGAGTTTGGTGTGAAGCATGAGTCAAAGAAGCCTTCGAAGACGTGAACTCTCTTATCGAGATTCAGTCGATCAAGACCAATCACCTTTGGAATTGTTCGATCGATGATGGCTGTCTGATAGCGAAATTTGCCCTCCATGTAGCGAGCCTGAAAACCAAAGATCGAACTATCTCTCTTTCGAAAGGGAAAGACGATCGCAGGTCGAGACGCATTCGATTTCGAATCGCTATACGTAGCAGCAATCTCGAAGAAGTTCTCGCTGAAGTAGATTTGCTCCCAACGACTCTTGAGGATTTTGCGACTGTTCAGATAGACGACGGCTGGGTGAGTGCTGCTGAGATTGAGGACACTTCCCAGATCGAACTGATCAACGTCAGGATATTCGACTGGCTTCACTTCCTCATCTTCGTCATCAGTTTTCTGATTCAAACTGATTTTCTCTACATCACCACGAAGATTGCCAAGCCGATATTGGCGATAGAGACTATAGTCGAACTGCTTCAGGAAATCAGCGAACGAGATACCGGGCAGACAGTTGAAGCAATTGTATGCAACAGCATCGCCATTGAGAAGAATGCCGCCACGAGTTTTGTTTGGGTCCTTCTTCGAGTCACCACAGAGAGGACATCGAAAATGCAATTTGTCTGGAGAAGCCCAATGAGCTTTCTCCAGACGTTGCATTAGGACATTTTCAACGAATTCGCGAGCGTTTGACATTTCGATACTTTTCGTTTCTTCAGAAGGATGAGTAGATTGCTGTGTCGAGAGCTTTGGCCCATGCTTCCATCATGCACTCTTCCATGAGGTTAGAAGTCACAAGGGTCGAGCGAGCAGGCCATTTGGCGTAGTTGAGAACCTTCGTTTCACAATTTTCCTTCCATCCTTGAGGAGTAGCACCGCGATCGAAGAAATTCATCATCTCCTTAGCAACTTTAAACTGTGCCGTGGCCTGCATGAAACCCATAGACCAGCTCATGGCATGCTCGGGGTTTTCAGCTATAGAAGTGGTGAACTCTTCCATTTTCTTCGGGAAACAATCAATGGTGTGCTTTGCAATCCAAAGAAGATTGGCGAAGCGCTGTTCACTTTTGTCGATGTATTCGTTCTTGTCGAGCTTGATAAACTCTTCGAGTGGTCCGCGACGTTCGATGCGTGCCAATCGTTCTGCTTTCTTTTGAGCTTGCTCTGTTTCTTTAGCAGCGACACGTTCTTTGCGAGCAAGTTCCTCTGTCTGGACATCAGCGAGCATTTTCCGAAGATCATCAAGAGAAGTGCGACCATCTACATTCTGGTGAGTGATGGCTTTGATTTCACTACGAAGTTGTCTTTTTTCTTGATGCTTGTTCATGATCATCTCCAGTTTGTTTTGATTTAACTTATAATTCAAAGTATCATGCTGGAGACACAATGTACACTACTTTGTCAACATCTTTGCAAAGAATTTGGCGTATCTTTCAAGGATCAGATCGCACAGTGTCGGAACTTCCTCTCTGATTTGCCAATTCGTGTTATCGACACCGAAGTCACACTTCATCGAAAGAGCCTCGATGTGCTTCTCAGATTCATGGACTTCGCCTTCAGGTGTTGTCTTCTCATTCGCAACGTGAACGAGACAGCCACCAGCATCAAGGATTTTGTCGGCTTCGTTGTGGAAACGTATTCCATCGACCATAAAGACCTTTGCATCGCGAGTCTCCATTGACGAAATGCTTCGGTCTATCCAAAGATCGTTATGGATCATGTCGCGACCCCACTCTGTGCCGAGAGTTGTCATCAGTTGACGAGAAGTCTTTCCACCAAAATCGTGGAGAGTGTGATCACGCATACGATTGTCATAGACGTTTCCACGAGGAACTCCGAGTGCGATTAGCATGTCATAGATCGGCTGTGAGAAGGAAGCTTTGTCCACACAATTTGGAAAAGATCGGTGTATTTCGTCGGTGAGAAGTCGTGCGGTCGAGCTTTTGCCAGAGTCTTTGTGGCCAACAAAGCCGATAATCAGTTTCGCCATTTACTATGTCCTTTAGCTTACATATTCGGAGAGAGCGACATCTATTTCGAGTGCCCTCGCGTTCGTGAGAATACACAGTTCTTCGAGCTTCACTAATTGTCGCTGAACGATCGACTGTAGACGATGGTAGATGAGCTCTAAGCGATCAGCACGATTACCCATCTTGCGTTGCTCTGAAAGCACCATCAGATGGTCGACCTTGTCAATGAAGTGGAATATGTGATATTCACACTCAGTGAAACCAGGCTCATCAACCTCGTATGCCACGGTAGGAAGGAATTCCCACTTTCGGTCGAGATCATCTTCGATCTCTTGTGTGGCTACACCCAGCGCCGGGTATTTGCCCTTCGCCCAGCCATTCACGTCACCAGTGATCTGCTCGTACGTATCGTGAAACAAGAGATATTGCAAAAGAGGGACGGTGACGCTATCAGGAAAGAAAATGAATGCAAGTTGTGCACAACCACCCATGTGGCGACCATTTGTGTAGCCGCCATGGTTGATCATTGGTGTGGAATGATCGCGCAGAACAACGTTGCCGTCACGAACAAAACTGATTCGTTTTGAGAGTCTCATGACCGATACCTTTCATTGACTAACACTTCTTCGATGTAAATGCCGCATTTACAAACTGAACGAACCCACTCGGTCTCTTCATCAAGGTCATCTATACGAATACCCGATTTCTCCCAGGCTTTCTCATCTGGGTTCCAGCGATACTTGCGACTCTTCAGGATTTCCTTCACTTCGAATGGCGAATTGCGAATTCGAACGATGTGCGAAGGTGTGAATGCCTTTGTGAGAAGTGTCTTGAGATTGTCACGGACCAATACAAAACACGCATACGAGTCTTCGAGGGAGTCGTGGTGGTTCATGTAGTAGCCGAATGCCTGTGCCATAACCGAAGCAAGAGATGAAGTTGCAGAGCCATAACGTTCCTGCATGTTGAGATCGTTGACAGTACAAATCCAAGGGATGTCGACCCGCTTGATCTTCTCAATGAACTTACGATCGAATGCAGCGTGATGAGCAGCAACGAAGTCACAGTCTTCAAAAATCATCTGAATCATCGCAGGTGCAATCGACATTCCTTTGACCATAGCATTTGTGATGCCTGTGAGAATTGTGATCTCCTCAGTGATTGGCTTTGAAGGCTCATTGTAAAAGGTGTCAGATGATACGACACGAATGTCAGTCATGTCTTCGTCAAACTCTACGAGTAGATAGGAGAGTGCGATGATTTCGTCATCGTCATCAAACCCAGTGGTCTCGGTGTCTAGGACGATTGCTTTGTGTGAGTATTCGACACCGATCTTCGGAACAGTGTTCGTCAGATGGGCAACAGGTAACCGGATGAGATACCGCAAAGGTTGTCCTATCTCAATCACACACAAAGGAAGATCGTTCAACTCGTCTATTGAAAGTCCAAATTCACTCACGATGTGTACGCCTTTTCGCACTGTGCAACATAGGCGAGAGCTGTGGCTTCGAACCTTTTGCTGAGCTTCGATTTGTCAATTCGAATTTCACAAGGGCCTTCACCGATTACTTCGAATTCTACTGACTCCTCAGCATAAGCGACTTTGACGATGATTGAGATACACAAAGAAAGTATGATCCCAAATAGAACAGCAATAACTAGATTCTCATTCTTCATTTTGATTTTCCTTCTGTTGTGCTAGTTCGGCAAATTGTTCACCGAACTAGCGATGCTACTTACGCTTGAACAACGGTTTCGAGAATCTTGGCGAAGTGCCGTTGAGCTTCGCGAGATGCCTTGTCCAGGGTTTCTGCTTGGGCGAGAACGTCCTGTTTGACGACAGAGTTGACACCATCTTCACTCATAACGAGCTTGTCACGGACGATCTTGAAACAACCGATGTCGTCCTGTTCAAGAACGAAGTTTCCGAGTTCGGAGTTTGCGGTCCAGATGTTTGCACCGGTCTTCTTGAAATTGAGTCGTGAGATACGCATGATCAATATTTCCCTTCCTTGATGAGTTTGACTGTTTCGTTGATTGTTTCGGGGTCGATGATCATTCGAGAGTCGAACAATGACACCTTGCCGTCGACTGTCTGCTGAAGCATGATGGAGAAATTCAGCAGTCCCTCTTTTCGTGTTTCGACGTAGTGAGGGTGGTGAGGAATGATCGATTTCTCTTTCAGACCGTTGATGAGTAGGACCAGGAAGTCTTCCATTTCCTGAGTCGTTTCCATCCCATTGTCGATTCGCTTATCGTTGACATATGTCATCCATGCGAACTGACCTTGAGTGTCGATCTGCTCGATGAAGAAGCGGGCAGATGAGAATGTTGACCAAAACTCGTCTTCCCACAGCTCTTCAGGAATAATCGGAATGTTGCGACCTGTAATGCCGCGAGAAAGACCAGCGAACTTGTCGCCATGCATTCGTTGCATGAAGAAGAAGCTCGAAGAGTCTGTACGAACGAGTCCTTTCTCCTTAACGAGGAAACTTTTCGCGTACTTTCCGAATTCCTTCAGAGCAGGCTTATCCGAAAGATTGATCGGAATCGGCTGAGTGATGAGATTGTAATTGAGAAGAAGAATATCACAAACTTCGCTCCAGGCGATAAATGACGTTACGTCGAAAAGAAAGTCAGACTTCTTCTCAGCGCGACGAGGATACCGATTGGTGCACTTGACCATCTCGTCAAAGTGCTTCTCGAGAGAATAGCCGTTCTCAGCCAGGGCCATCTGAATAGATGGATGAAGCATTACACTTCACTCCAGTTGGCGATCGAGAAGACATACGAGATGACCTTGCCTTTGAATACCACGAACTTGTTGTGGATTCGTACAGTGTAGTCGCCTGGAAGAACATGGAATGCTTCACGAGAGAACCCGAGGGTGAAGTCGTTGTTCGTGTCGACGTTTGTGTTGAAACGGAAGACCGACGAGTTTTTCACTTCATTGCCTTGGTCATCAACATCCGCAGAGTACAGAACGATCTTGCCACCGATTGAGCGAATGCCGATCGTGTTGCATGAAGAAGTCTTGCGACCTTTTTCGAACGTCTTCAATGTGTCTTCTTCGAGGTCGAACGACATGAGTGGTTCCATACTGAGATACTTCTCGACCTTTTCAGGTTTCGGCGCAATGCCTTCCAGCAAGGATGGTTCGCTCAGGAAGTATTCCTGTGTGAATTTGCCGTCATCGGACTTGAAGACAACACGATCTTCTTGGAACTCGGCGTTGTATCCGCCAGTGCCTTCGAACAGTTCGATGATAGAATGGAATGCCTTGATATCCCAGATGGGCAGACCGACTTCCTCATTGACGGTGTCAGGCAGTTCAACGTTAACATCCGAATGACCGGTCACTGACTTCGTTTCGGAGGAAGCACAGATGGCTTTTCCTGGATAGATCACGGTCGCATTCGAGAAACCTTTGAAGTGCGCCAACGTCTCAATAACGGCTTTTTGGAATTTGTAGCTCATGTGCTTACTTTCTTTTCATTGGAGTTTAGGTTTGATAGTTCATTTTAACACGAAAGGTCTGTCTTGTACACATCTTTGTGCACCCTTGACGGCTTATTTCCTGTGATGGAGGTGATAAGCTTTGCGGCATCACGAAAATGTCCACAGCGAATGCCATCAAGCGACAAGGTGTGGTTCGGAAAGTCGAAGCCTCTCTCGAGGTCTGCCTTCTTGATTGGTAGACCATTGGCTTCGATGAGATTGTTGAAGTTGTGAGCTTCCTTCTTGGTGAATTGTGCAGTAACGGTAGCGATGCGCTCGTCTTCAATCGAATCCAAGACACACACAAGCGCAAATGGATTAAGACATCTGATGAGAGCATCCTGATGAGTCTCAAGCTCCTTGATCAATTCAGCGAGCTCTCTATTCGTGGCATTCTGTATGGTCTGTGGGTGAGTTCTTTCCATTTCGTCTTCCTTACTTGATGACAGAGAAGTTCTGCTCTTTCTCGATGGTGATGGTGTGATCGAAGTGATCAGAGAAGCCGAATTTCGGAGTCATACCAAAGAAGTTCATGCCTTCAAGCGATTTGACAACATCGTTCATGCGGATGACGTTCACATCTGAGAGGTTGTTGCCGTATTCATCGATGACCAACAGATTCGTGCTGACTGATGTCAACTTCTCTGCGAGATCACGCCATGTAAGAAGCATACAGAGATCGATCATCGCCTGTTCGCCAGTTGAGAAGTTCTCGTATGAGGCAGAATCGCGATAACGAGAACGAAAGCTCTCGTTGAACTCGGAATCGAACTCGATCAGCAGTGGAATACCGAATCGATCGAGATACCCATTGACCCGCTCATTGATAAACGGAATGTATTCGGATATGATGACAGATTTGGCTTCACCTTTCTGCAGCGACTTCTGAATCGTCGAGTACTCAGCAATGTCAGTTGTGAGGATTTCCCATTGAGTCGAAAGTTCTGCGATTTTCTCTTCGGACTCCTTGATCTTCACCTTCAGATCATCAGCTTGATCATTACTGTATGAACTTTCGACTTTCAAAGCATCTCTCTTGTCGCGAATAGTCGATCTTGCGGCTTCAACCTTGCCTTCAAGAGCATTCTTCTTTTCGAGAAGAACATCGTATTCACTCACACAGCTCTCGACCTCTTTCTGCGACTCGGTAATTGATGAACGTATCCGATTCAAATCTGATTCGTCAACAGTGTGATCAGCTCCACATGTGGGACAAACACCTTTCTCAGATGCTGACTCAAGTTGTTCAAGCTCTTGTGTAAGCAACGTCAGTTTCATTCGAGCACTGTTCATCTTCATTCCAGCATCTTTAACGGATGATGAAATCTGTTCAAGCTTCTCTTGACCTTTTTCGAGTCGAGGAGCATTGGCTTCGATGAACTCTTCGAGCTCCTTGATGAGGTCTTGATCGGGAACACGACATGAATCGAGGAGACTCGAATGGGTTTCAAGCATTGTTCGAGCTCGATTCGTTTCGAACTCGTTGTCAGAAAGAGTCGAATTTAGACGCTTGATCTTGCCTTTCGCGATGTCGTTCATGCGACTGGAGATTTGTAGATCGAGAATGAACTCGACGAAACCTCTGCGACTTGCAGTCGTTCGCTGCATGAAAGGAGTATTCTTCGTGCCGATGAAGATGATCTGCTCAACAACAGATTTCGAAACCGCGATCAGGTCATTGAGAGCTTTCTGTTTGTCAATGATCTTCATATCGGTCCAAACTTCATCCCCGTTGACAGTAACCTGGAACTTGTCAGGACGTGTTCCACGGACAATAGTGACATCTGACGTGCCGACTCCAATCTCGAGCTCGACAACACAGTCCTTTCCATTGATGAAGTTCGCGATTCCACCTTTCTTGATGTCACGCAAAGGAGAGCCGTACAATGCAAAGAAGATCGAGTCGAAGATCAATGCGGTCTTTCCTCGACCATTGTCGGCCTGGATAATCGTCACTGGGTATTTCGAGAGATCAACGACTGTCGGTGTATTGCCATACGACAGGAAGTTCCTGATGTTGATTTGACGGAATTCGAGTCTCATTGGGTAGCCTCCGTGTGGATTTCTTGAAGCTTCTCGTGAGTGTCGACGGAAAGGATTTCCTTCTGAACAACAATGCAGTTTCGGGTTTCAGTTGATTCGTCGATGTCGATCACAAACTTGACCTCGTCGATGATTTCGAAGTTCGAGTTGATCGTCGAAAGCACACCCTTGAACTTCTCAAGATTGGCTTTCGACGTGTCATGGTCGACTTTTACGACGATCGAATGAGCTTTCTTCAATGCATCCCGATTTGCCGAAATCCATTTGACGGCATGTTCATTGTCGATGCGGTTGTTGTTGATGGCAACTCGAATGAACATCGGTGATTGAGGATAGTGAATGTGCTCCAACCTTCCGTCTTCCCACGCAATGTGAAAACCAAGATGTTCGACACTCTGTTCAGAACCAAGCTGATAGCCAACACCAAGGTTGTAGACGTTTCCGAGTTTTCCTCGCTGGTGGACGTGACCATTCAGAATAGTGATGCCATCAGCTTGCAGCTTCGAGCTATTGTCCTGGTGTGTGAATGCGTACACTGGTTCCAGCATCGATACATCAAGCGTTTTTTGTGTGAAGGTGTTGTAGGGATAGACGATGAACTCGAACGGCTTGATGAACTCAGTTACCGTCGTGGTAATCGAAATCTTTGTGTCATTGCCGAGAATTCGAGTTTCACCGAATGAGGTAAGCGAATCGATCGAGCTTTCAGTAGTGACTGATCGGCCCTTGATGTCATGGTTGCCGACATTGAAGATCACATGGTCGAAACGGTCACGAATGAGACCTGCGAATTTACGAAATGTTGCTGACGTTCGCGGAGTCACAGCGTAATTTTGTGTGGTGTCTCCATTGATGACGAGAGTTCGAACATCTTTAGGAACGTTTTTGACGAAGAATGTGACGAATTCGAGAAAGGCATCTGCGAAAAGTGCAGAATCGTTGTCTTTCCCGATATGAAGATCGGTCAGGACTGCAATTCCATTCATGATGGATTTCCTTCATCCTTGATGGCTTCTGCTGCACGCTTCTCTTCAGCTTCACGTTTTTTCATGATTTCACTCTCCTTTTTCTCTTTCCTGAGGCGATCGCTGTATTGCTTCGCGTAATTGAGGTCTTTGTCCGATTCCTCGTCCGATTTGTAGTTGTCAGCGAGCTTGCGAATGTCCACAAGCGAAGCATTGTAGAATTGTTGATGCGACGGATCGACTCCAATGTCTGTTTGACCATCCATGAAGGCTCCAGTGTAGCGAGTCTGCAAGTTCATCTGTTTCTGTGCTTTGTTCACAACTCCGAGAAACCCGTAGTAGACCGTCGTTGTGAGGAATGAGAAAGCTGATCCTGAAGCCATCTTCGAAGGATCGTACTTGTTCTGAATCGCATTGATGGCAACCAGACAGGCACTCGAAATCAGGTCATCACGTTCGCGAAGTGGAATTCGTTGCCACTTGTACGACCGAGCATAGTTACGTGCAATCCTGATAATGCAATCCCCGACATACTCGGGAATTTTCGGTTCCTCTGTCCCATTTTCTCTTGCTGCATCACGTCTTTCAACGTAATCGTTCAGCACGGATGTGAGCTTTTTTCCGTCAACGTAATGGGCTGATCGTTTTCTCATAGAATCCCCTCTTGAATTTCGAATCTCACTCTCATGAGTATGTTTCCGAGATGATTCTGTCCATCTCCGATTGGGCATTGGCCCCAAAACTTGTCATTCCAAACGTTACCTTCAACCAACTCTTCCTCTCCCGTTTCCGTCAGCATTTTTGCGAGGTCTGGGTTCTGACTGAACTTCTTTTCTATGATGGAAGTCATGATAGCGATCTTGATTTGGCACCAGTCACTCCGAATCAAATTTTGAGTCTTGCGGTAGAAACGCTTTGCCTTTCCAGCAGTGGGAAGAAGTGAGATCGCGATCTGCACCTCTCTGTCATGGGTCTTTGACGCAGCGTAAGCATGTTCAGAAGACACAAAATCCAGCGATAAGTGCCGGACTTTGCAAGGGTGAAAGTTTGAGAGGAACTGGAATTCCCCTCGAAAGCTTGAAATCATGTTGTGACTTCCTCGAGTGCGATGTTTTGGTTAGGTGCTTGAACGATCTTGAAGGTCTTTCCGTCGAGAACGATCTCATCATTGAGTTCGAAACCAAATGCGACAGTCCGTTCTTGATGAGAGTCACTGATCATTGATGCATTGGAGTAGGTCCAATATCCACTTTCGACATCGTGGCCGATGGTGAACTGACGAATCCATTCGTGATTGTCACGAGGGAACGACTTGATGCAAATTGAAGTTGCGGTCGTACGAAGCTTAATATCTTCATATCCAGCTTTCGGACGAAGTTCAAGCAATTCATTTCCTTTGAAGTTGCTCATAACGAGCAATCCAGGAAAATCTGCGAGGACACGAGTTTGTTGCATTTGATATTCTCCTTTGTTTATAGTTTAAGAATATCATATGGGGCACACTTTGTACACTAGAAAGTGCAAAGGGTTGCAAACAAATTGCAACCCTTCGTTTCGTCAACAGATGGTGTGATTAGTCGAAATCGAACCCGTCGAAATCGTCGTCATCGTCATCATCTCCACTGTCATCATCAGTTGGAGGAGTTGGGCTCTTCTCTTCCTTCTTCGATTCAGCTTCATCATTAAATGATTTCGGAGAAGACTTCTTCCCCTCTTTCGGATTTTCAGCTTCATCTTCCTTGGGCTGTGGTTTCGGCTTTTCGTCCCTCTTGATGTCTTCCTTCGGCTTCGCGCGGGATTTCGAAGTGATATTGAACTCTTCGATCTTGTCGGCGAATGTGTCCTGGATGACAGGATCGTCGATACCAACGACTTCGATCAATTCGGCAATCAAGTCTTCGTACTTCTTGAAGCGATCTTCCTTCAGAAGGTCACCAAGTGGCTTGACGTTGTCGGCGTACATCTTCTCGAATTTTGCTTCGTCGGCTTCGTCAAACCAGGGAGAGGATTCCTTCGCGAAGTAGGACTGTTCGTAGTTCGGATACCCTTCTTTGTCGACCATACGGATGATCAGATCGCGGCCGGTCGTTCCGAAGATGTCGAATGGGTTGAAAGGCTTCGGTTGTTCTTCTGCGAATTTGTCCTCGGGAGGGTTGATCGCATTTTCGACCATCTTGCGAATGGCTTGTGGAGAGTAGAAAGGCAGGATTTTGCCGTTGTTCTTCGGGTCGATCTTGTCTTCGTAGACGTAGACGAACATTTTGGTGATGTTCTTCTTGCCAATTGCGCGAGAACCTTTGACATCGCCAGCTCCCCAGAGCGCAGACTTGTATTGCTGACATGGATCAGAAAGACCGATCGAACGCCGAGAAAGGTTGTTGTAGGCCTTTGAACCTTTTTTGAACGCGAACTTGATGTACGTGATCATGTGGTTGACGCCGTCTTCAGCAGGAAGCAAACGGACTCGTGAGTAACCCTGATTCGATGGATCGCGACCCATCACAAAGTTCTCTTCTTGCTCGCGATTCGCGGACTGAAGTTTCGCCTTCATTGCGTCGAGGTCGCCTGAGGTCTTACGTAGGTTGGAAAATGACATGGTAGTCTCCGGTAAATGAAAGGACTGATTTTGCCACGGTAGGCTATGCCTTTTTGATTGTGTCTATTTTAGACTAATTGATCTTATCACAATCTGGAATGATTGTAAACAGCTCATTTCGACTAATTACCCGCTGTTGAGCGAATGAGATGAGGGAACTTCAGCTTTCCCATTCGCGCATGCGCCCGATCGACACATGTTCCGAATTCGTGGCCTGTGCAATCGAGCCATTTCTCTATCTCATTTATTTTGTACACATTGAAGATCACAAGATCACGATCTCCGATCGTGTAGAACGTCATTCGGTCAGTTGGACACTCGTCCAGGACCTTCTGCATCTTCTTGATCCATTCCTCTTCGGCTTTCGTCAACATGGAGTTCTCCTTATCCAAGCAGCCAGACGACGGTCGCGAACCAAATGGTTGCGCCACTGATTACACAAACAGTGAGAAGCCACCACGGAATCGTGATTCCTGGAGTGGTGTTTTTGAGATTATCGATGAGTTCGATGCGTTCGATGTCATCAAGGTACATTTGGATCTTCCGGTAATCGTCTCTCGTCATAGTCCCGCTGCCTCCATATAGAGAGATGTCATGGTTTCGTCCTCATCACGCTTTGCGCGTGCGATCCGTGAAAGGCGAATGACCTTCCGCAGATACTTCGGCTCGAGACCTTGTTCTTTGGCCTCTTTCATCAATTCGGACTTGTCCTTCTTGATGACTGATGTACGTTCATCGAGAACCTTGTGGCGGTCAATGAATGATTGGACGAGCTCTTCGCTTGGTACCTTACTCATGCGGTTTCCTTCCGTGTTTGAGTCTTGTGGATTTCGTTGAAGTTCCATGGTTCTTCGTTCAACAGATTCTCAACTGCGACTTCAATTTCTACGAGAGAAGGACTTATGAGAGGCTTGGAACCATCGGGATTGCGAAGCTTGAAGATCGGATTGTCAATCTCGACTCCAAAGAATTTTGCTGCATTCTCGACTGCTTCCTCAGGTGGAGTTGTTGATCCACAGAAGTTGTTGTCGAGGCGCCAAAAGTTGGAAGCCACACCGATGAAGTTCGGGAATGGTCCAGTGTGCTTGTTGATCATTGACGACATGCGATTGCGAAGATCACGAATGACCTTCATATACATATCGGTGCGAAGCTTGCGATTCATAGTCTGTGCCCTTCCATGAGCTTTCGGATTTTGCGAGAACCGAGACGATCCTCAGAGTGAATGGCGAATGCTTTCGGAAAACCGAGATTTTCACGATCGCGCTGAATGAGATACTCTGCAAATTCAGCGCCATTCTTCGAATCGGGACCAAGGTTGTATGCGAACTGAACGAACTCAGGTGCACCAAACTCCTCGACGATATCAACACCTTCATCGTATGAGCGAACAACCACCCAATCTTCTTCGATCACCCCACTTGCGAAGGTTTCGAAGAAGGTCTGAAAGGCCCCGGTTGGGGACCTTTTATTGTCAATAAAAAGTCTGTAGTTCATGATCCGAAGAGCTCCTTGATGCGTTCTTGGGTTGCTTTGAAACGATTGCCGGTTGACTTTTCCATGTACAGCCAGCTAAACTTATTGCGACGAAGTGTTTTCCCGATGATCTTGAAGTCTTCGGTTTCCAACTTGATGCCGATTGTTGGTGCATAACTGCGGGCATTTTCCATTTCAGGAGAGTCTTTGCCAGCTTCGATAATGCTGAATTTCGCAATCAAAGAATTCGAATGAACTTTTCCACCTTTGAATTTGAACTCTAGTTCGGGAAATTCTTTCGAAAGAACTTTGATCATCCGAGCTGTGAGGTCATTTGCAGTTTTGACATCCATTGTTCGTTTTCCTTGTTTTATCAAATTGCTTGTATTTATAGAATATCATACGGTAGTCCTGATGTACACAACTAAATACAAAAATTTTGACAAAAATTCAGAAAAGATCGAGAGGGGCGGCAGGAACCTTTGATTTCGAGAGGACTTTCCAGAACTCATCGTACCATGAGTCTTCAGAGAAGTGCTTGCGTGCAGACTCAGCGATAGACTTTCTGTCATCAAACGATAGTGAGTTGACATATACGAGCTTGATCTTCAGGTCAAGTACCCACTCAGGATCATCATATGCGACAGGTTTGACACCAAGGTCCGTCACCTGGTTGATGTAGTGATCGGCAGCATGAGTTTGACCTGCCTTGTCAACGAACGTGATCGGTATTCCACCAAATAGCAGTGTCTCGATTGCAATCAAACCAAGCGACTCATCGGGTCGAGCGACCAAACATGTCGAGCATTTCTGATACTCGAGCAGAAGCTGATCTCTCGTTTCATTGTGATGAAGAACGGTGTTCTCAGATTTGTCGAGAGTCTTGATGATGTTCGGGAAGTCTGCACCGGAGACGTATGCGTCAAATTCGATTCCAGCCTTTGCAATCTTTCCGAAATTCTTCTGTGGGTGGCATCGACCGACCATCAACGTTTTGCCTTCATTCGGCACGACATCCATTTCCCAAATCTTCGGATCCATTGTCGTGTAGACGTCAGCATCGTCAGAAATATAAGTGTGTGGCGGAGGATTGTCCATCGTATCAGAGAACTCGAAATGCTTTGCGCGAATCCATGGTGAAGCATAGACTCGGCCACCATTCTCTGTGATGGTCATGCAATTCCTGACGATGCCCTGCAGGAACATCGGACTTGGTATCCAATCTGGGATCATATGGGTCGTTGGAATGAACTTCGAAATGGCAGCTGGAACTGTAGTCGTTGAAGCATTCGACCAACAGAAATCAGGATTGATGATCTTCGCCTGATCAATGTAGGCCTTTCCGACCCTTCGAGACATGGCGACTGCTTCCTTTGGTCCATGAAGTTCCAACACTTCGTCTCGACTCAACTCACTAACAGAGTGGAATGTCGCATATTCCAGGAAGACTGGATCAATCTTGCCAGTGCACAGAACGTGAACGTCAATTCCCTTCTTCTTAAGGATTTTGATCCACGAATGCTGACGAGCTTCGATGCCGTTGCGAGGCTTTCGGTGATCCTTGAACGCACCACCAGTGATGTGAGTCGAGACGATAAGGATTTTCATGCACAAATGCCTTTCAGCATTTTGGAGTCAATAACGTACGACGAAAGATCGGGTGCTTTCCAACCTTCAGGCTTGATGGCATCAGGAAGGCCGAGAGGATTTGGACGACCAGGTTTGACACCAATCTCCTTTTCCATATTGGCATCGTGAACCTCGATGAAAGCCCCAAGTGACATATCAGTGCCGATCAGAATGTTGAGAGTTCCGACGTTGAAATATAGACCATCGATGAGTGCATCAACAATCTCGGCTGCATCTTTATCTGCGATTGCATTCTTCAGTTCAGTAAGCTCTTCTTCCATCATACGAACACGAAGTTCAATGAAAGCTTTAAGCTTCTCAGGGTCACTTGCGATCTCGTCGTAGCGGTTAACGTGACCCATCTTTTCATGGAATTCTTCCACTATGTCGAAAATGTTCATCATTCTTTGATCTCCTCTGGTTCATAGACCTTGTCGCCGATATTTGAAATTTGTGTTGTCAGCAAAAATGAATTCGCTGTGAGTTTGTTCTGAAACTGAACGAACGATTTCACAAGCTCTGTGATGACAGGTGGCTCATTACCATCCAGAGCTTGAACTATCGTTCCGAGAGTGCTCGAAAGATTTTCGTTCAGTTCATCGATTCCAAGGCTAGTATCGCGCAGCCTTGCGACGATCGTTTGCATTTCTTCAGGGCTCATCCTATTTCCTTTCAGAGAAATTTGTCATAGGCTTTTTCGATCGAGAACGACTCGTTACCGAAGTGTTCATGGACCTTTGCGATCTCGTCGATTGTGGTCTTCTTATAGTCGCCGAGGAAGACTTCGAATGGCTTCGCTCCAGGCTGCTTCGTTTCGGTCATCGTATCAATTCCCATCAAGATCATTCCGAAATCGATGCGAATGTCTGTCATCTCCTCAAACGCCATCGCGTAAAGCGATATTTGACGTTTGTATCCACCAATGTCTTTCGCAGACTTCTCTTTGCGAGACGATTTGAAGTCGATCAGTGTGATGAGACCATTGAACTCGACATCGTATGCTCCTCCATCCTTGTTCAAAACGCCTTCGAGTGTGTAGTCCTCGTCGTATTCCCCAATACAGTCAACTCTACCAGCAATCTGAAGAACATCCGAATAGAGAGCATGCTCCAAACAGTGAACGTTGTCGATTTTGTCGAGGTATGGACGAAGCTTCCTGAATAGACTCCATCCTCGCATGTGAGTGTCTTTGACGACCTCATTTCGAATGTAGAGTTCGGCCATATCGTGCATCGACGTACCACGAGTTCGGGCCTCATGACTGACGCGATCGGCTTCTTCTTCACCAACAGCATCTCTCCAAGCCTGAAGCCAACCATTCTCACCCTGAAGATCAGCAATCTGACCGAGTATCGTCGTTGCAGATGGATATGCGCGTTTCTCAGGATTGTCGTCAGTTGGTGGAATGATGTAGTAGCGCCCAGGGAATTTGCCTTCCTTGTACGCGTCGATGTTATGCACGTCTTTGCGAAATTTGAACTGATCCCAGTCGTGAGTGAATGGGACCAGTCTTGGTTGTTGCTCAGCCGACTCTCTGAATTTCTTGAAAATACTCATGGTCTAGCTATATCACATCCTGCTCATCTTGTACAACAGTTTTTGGATGAGGAATACGATGAGGATACGGTTTTGGTGGACACATGAAGTACGAGACATTCTCTTCGAAGTTCCGATTGTGTTGAATCATCCAATCTTCTTGACCTTTCTCCTTGAGGTGCTTGTTGATATCAGAGATCATCATACTGACGGTGCTCAGATCAGAACCGGACTCGAAAAGGGTGTCGTAGAACATGTTCGACCACATCACATCTTTGCAACGACCATCAGGTGCGCACAACCAAAGATGTGAAAAGAGTCGGCGTTTGCGAATGACCTTCATTGAAATTCTACTATTTTTCGGAATGCCCATACCAAAGTTCGGATCGATTCCGATATTTATCAGCGCCATTTTGGTATGTTCGCTCATTTTGAGATGATACTCTAGAAGATTGAGAGCGTAATCCACCTTCATCAGATCGTTTGGTAACTTGTTGATTTCGTCTTCGTACGGTCTCATTTGAAGTCCTCTGCTGCTCGCATTGCTGAATTGACAGCTTGATCCATATCTAAATAGGCATAAAGACCAAGGCGACCAATGAAGGTTATCGAGTATGGCCGCGCCATCTTCTTGTATTTTTCGTAGAGCTTACGATTCTCTCCGTCCACATCTTTGACAGGATAGAATTTGCGATCACCATTTTCTTCAGCAGCACATGGCTCTTCCCACATTACGGCAGATGTTTCGGACGATCCATAGCTATTCGGAAGCTTCGACCACTCTGTGATCCGTGTGTATGGGCCAGTGTTAGTGAAGTTCACTGTTGCAGCCTGGAGAACATTCTCGAGTGGGAGTGTTGCATGATGGAACTTGAGAGAACGATACGGAAGGTGTCCATGGATGTAGTTGAAATACTCATCGATAGGCATCGAATTGAAAATCCAGTCCGCACTTGCGATGAAATCACCACCGTATCCAGTTTTACCAAACTCCATAAAGTCGCAACCTGTCATAACATTGATGTTCTCATGATCGAGCATGTTTTCAACCATTTTGGTGTATCCATCCTTAGGAAGCACCTGAATGTCGTCGTTTGGGAAGTACAGCTCATTCATATCGTCACGAATGGGAACACGATTCATGATGCTCGGACTCACCCTTTCAAGTGACATTCCCCACATCTTCTCGGTGTAAGGACGGAAGAAGATGTCGATAACGTTTTCTTCGCCGACGATTTCTTTCGTTTCCTTGTTCACAGGAAGCGTGACAAGACGTCCATCTTCAAGAAGAGCTTTGACCTTGTGCTCATATTTCACCCATTCCGTGAATCGGCTCAGAAACTCGAAGACTTTGACGTTGTTCGTGTGGAACAGGTGAGGACCATATTTGTGGATTCGATGTCCGTCATCGATCACATAATCAAAAGCGTTGCCGGCAACATGGTCACTCTTCTCCATGACGACGATTTTGTGTCCCTTTTCAGCGAGAAGACGAGCAACTGTTGATCCTGAAAGTCCTGCTCCGACGACAATGAATTTGCATTTTTTGCTCATTTGCGTGCATCCAAAATTTTCTGGAGTTCTTCACGTTGAACTCGTTTCGTAAGTGGGTGTTTCTCATAGAGGCAGTCTTTCTGTGCTTTCGCAAGAGCAACTAGACCAGCTGTATCGAGACCCTCGATTTTGTCGGCAGTGAGGTTTTCGTACGCTTCACCGTAGACTTCAGCTTCTTTCTGATCACAAAGCAGAATCGATCCTGCATCAGCAACTTGAAGCGGACGGGCACGCCACCAACCAGAGCCAGCATGGCTGTACGCAGGCATCAGGCAACCCCATTGTTTGTTAAAGATGCGACACATTTCGGTCTCAGTGACTCGTTCGCATTTGTATTCGCCACGTGATGCACCGAAGAAGTTCACCTTCCATTCGACCTTCTTGCTCTTCATCCACTTACGTGTCTTGTTATGAACGAGAGATGCGAAGTTCCATTCACGAAGCTTTTTCTCAGGACGAATGCCAATGGTGTCAGGCTCATCGAACATGTCAAGATCAGTGTCGTTTTCGAGACCGAAATTGTTGTCAGGTCGACGATTTAGGTGGTACGGATTTGGGTTGTATGTGAAGACACGCTCACTTGGCCATTCGAGACTCAAGAGACTCAGATCGCCACCAGCAAATGCGCTCATCAGAAGGCGATTCTTGCCATTGACAATGCTGTCGCAAGCATCCTTGTAGAACGATTCGTACTTCTGCACTTCCTCGAGTGACTCCTTGCCACCCCAGTTCGACCACAGATAGTCGCGATAGCCATTTCCTTCTTCGAGCTGCTTCTTGTAGCCGATGATGTCTTTGAAGATACCAGGGAATTGCCAATCATCGAAAGCAACAATGCAATCTGGGCGAGCGCCGATAGCATACAGACCTGACCACAGATACTGTGTGAAGGCTGCTGTTGGGTGGACGATCGCAATCACGTCCTCATACTCGGAAAGGTCTTCGCCCAGTTTGACGACTCGTTGTTCGACTTCGTATCCCATTGCTTCGAGACCATTCACGAGTGAGTAGTGCGAAGGAACGATCTGCAAGCGAAGAAAAGCCGAGTGTGCATTTCGGTTGCATTGAGCTTTGTTCATTCCGGTGACGAGGATTTTCGGTTTTGCAGTCATAGGTATCTCCATAGAGGTTTTGTTCTTAAGTTCAGTGTATCACAATTTAGCCAGCTTGTACACAGTCAATGCCATGTTTTTGCCATCTAATTGTCTCGATGGCATTCGCAAACACTTCGTGTTCGTTCATCTCGAAAAGGAGTTTCTCACGAAGTGGATGCTCGAAGTCTTCGACATCGGTACAGTGATTGCGGAAAATGTATTGTCCGAATCTCACATTATTGTCGGCAGATTTCCACGCACGGAAAACTTCAACGAGTTCGGAATAGGTCTCAATCTTTAGCATCAGGTAGATCCAGGTCAAAGTATTCAAGTTCTTTCAGGGTGATGAACTGTGTATTTTGCCTCTTCTCACGGCGAGAAATATGATGATGACCACCAATCCAATAGTCGGGTTGATGAATTTCGAAAAGCTCCTGAAGTATCTCGCGAGTGTTTGTGATTTCATGACCGAATTGATCTTCGACATACGATTGTGGAAAGTCGTGTGAGATGACCACTCGAGGCTTCGCAATTTCGTAACGGGTAAGTATGCTGAGAAACTTGTCTTCAGTGACTTCCTCATCAGGCCACCAATTTATGCCTGGTATAAGAACCTTTCCAGGATTGTCAGGCGTTTTCGCACCGCCGAAGTAGAAGATTGAGCGTTTCCTGTCGTAGTAGCCGTCTGAGATGTAGTTTCCCATTCCTTCAGCAATTTGTGGGTGGTCATGATTGCCTCTAATAAACAAATGACTGGGATTCTTGTTTACCCATTGAACGATTTCCACCATTTCATGCGGTCTGAAAAAACCGAATCCAAAGTCGCCAACCTGAATAGAGTTCTCAACGACTTCTGCAATTTCAAAGTATTCCTGAAACTTAGCGTGGACATCGCCAATAATTCGGACTTTGGTCATATTGATCTCCTATTTCTTAATTCATGATATCACATTTCGTGCATGATGTACATAGTAAAGTGACTGTTGCCTCGTTAAACCTGGAGCTCGCTGAGTCTTACGATCGTATTGACAATATAATATACATCAAACGACAAAGAGGAACTCAGCGATTCACTGAGTTCCCCTGGTTAGATCAAGGTTGTCAATCTTGTCTTACATATTTCAGAACAAACTTTCGAAGAATTATATCATAGTGGAGGCTATAAGTACATAACCTTTATCAAACTTTTTGACATTTCAAAGAAAGATTTGGTCTTCTTCATTCCACGTTTTCCAACTACTTCTTTGTGCCTGGAGCAGAGGAGGTCAAGTGTTCCTCCGTCTCTTCGAGATACTCAAAGCTTCCATCAGTTGCTTCAAAGTTTCCCTTCAAAATCATCGACTTGATCCATTCTTCGTTAAGAAAACGATCGAAACAATCGATGATTTGACCATGAAGATGTGCAAAGGGTGAACAGAAGATGATTCGATTCTGGTGGTATCTCGCAAAGAACCGAACATCTGCAATCTCGAATGAGACAAAGTCGACATTGCGGTTCAAATAGCCTTCAAGCTGAGAATTCGTGCGATAATAGGAATGGAGAGGTACTCCAGAGATGTCGAGTGCAGTTCCGTCATCAGCAATGGTGACGTTTTTGTTGTAATGTCTCATTTTTGGACCTTTTTAATTACGTTGAGCACCTTCTTAGAGAATGCGTATTGATCTTCGAGTCGTAGGGATTGGCGAAGAATTCGGTAAGCTCTCTTCGAAAGCAGCCCTTTCTCCTTCCGCAGTTCGCTGAGATCGACTTCTTCGACCTCACTGTGATACTTCATGGCAGACAGAATCGAAAGTTCACCAGAGATAACGCCATTCACAATTCCGGTTTTGCCGTTCTTTTCGACGAGATTTGGCATCGCTCGAAAAGAATCACGAAGGAACATAAAGTTTTCCTCATGATCTGATTGTATGAACGATTGGTAGATGTCATGCAATTTGTCGACGACACTCGTTGAAACCTCGCTGTCGTAAATGTGAGGCATGTTCGAAGTCTTCGCGATGTTGTTGATGAAGAAGAACGCAAAGTAATACTCGTCGTTCATCTTCCTTACGATCTGCTTCAGGTTACGCTGTGCAAATCCTCTCTGTGCAGTCGACATCTTCGGATACTTGAACCTAGGAACGAGTTCCTGGTCGAGAGGAAGATCATGGTCTGCCACGAAGATCATTCGATATCCGTGAGCAGACCGAAAGAGATCATTCTTATCAGCCATCGTCGTTCACGCGGATCGCCAAACCATTGTTGGTGGTCCATAGTGTGTGATAGCCGTATTTCGCGAGATGCTCCTTGACAGCACGTGCACTCTTCGTCACTCGATTGCCTTCGAAGTAGATGATAGAAGGACGAATCTTGTTCCAGTCGGTTGCAATGATTGCGTCGGCGTCTTCACCTTCGATATCAATCTGGATGATATCGGGTTGAGTCCCAGACGCGTTCACGAGAGACTCAATGGTCTGAGTCTTGAAGTTGAACTTCTCGATTGCGTCTTCGGCCTGGTCTTCTGGGTTCTGACGTGCTTGATGGAACCAGTTTCGCAACTTCCCATAATGGATTGTTGAGACGCCGAGTGGTGCACGATATTCAGGCCAATCAGGTTTCGAGTATGTCCGTGCAACCTTCGACCAATATTCCTCCTTGATGCAAAAGATTTCGACATCTTCACCATCTGTCGACGAAACGATTGAAGGGATGATCTCGAAATCTTCATAGTCGATTTCAGCCATGTGATTGCGGATGATAGGATGAAGTGACGAGATTGGCTCGACGAGAATCAAGCTTGAGCGGTCTCGAAGTTGAGGAAGAATGCCGTAAAGCGGATCGTTGTATTTCGCATCATTTGCGCCGATGACCATCAAATCCAAATACGATTTCGAAGTCAAAAGAGTCATTATGGCTGCGTAGTATGGTGTCGTTCTCATGATATGTCCAGTTCTATGTGAGTGGATTTCGATTGCTTGAGCAAGTTGTTCTTTCTGGCTTCAGCAGAAACCCGTTCGATGAATGTTTGGGAGAACTTCACCGTTTTGTGAATTTCCTCGTAATCTACATCGTGTTGCTCGCAGTAGTCCACAGCAGCATCAAAGAGTGAGTCGAACTCATTATCCGAGAAGTGCTGTAAGATTTTCTGCTCGAAGTCAGATACGGTTTTTGGTGATGCACCCATTACGAGGGATCAGGAATGAGATTGAAGTTGCGCTCATAGAAGTGCATGTTCTGCACTTGCCAGTGAAGTGTACCGATCTCTAGATCGAAGTCAAAAAGTGTGTGTGCATTCAAATCACAGACAAGCATGCTCATGACATGTATCTGCCATGCACGATCATTTCGATATCCAGCCCAGGCATCGTTCGAACGCATTTGAACTACAGCATGAAGCTTACCATCACGAATCTGGTAGGAAACAGCATTGGTGCAGATAAAGTCAGACATACCGTTGTGAGCATACTCGACCCAAATAGATGGACGGTTGTAGATCATGACGGCTCGACGTGAACTCGGATTTTTCGCAAGTTCCTCTAAAACTTTGGCGTATTGATGATGGTATAACGGCGAAAAGATCAGCAATCCGTAATTGGAGTTGATGAGACCGTCACTGGATGAGATGTCTTGCCAGATTTTTGGAACGATGTCGTAATATCTACCGATATCGTTAACAGAACGACTCATCGATTCGTACCAATCGATTTCGGCATCGATGTATTTCGTGTTAAGATCACCGAATATGGTTGCTTCATCAGCTTCAAACGATGCTCCGAGGATTTCGATTACGTTCGTTCCACCGAGATTGACGATGTCACCAGCAGCTTTCTTCTCGATGAATAGGTTACGGATATCTTGTACGTTCATTGGACGCTCTCCTCTTCTTCTGACAATTTGCGATTGAAGACATCAGCCTGTAGGTCTTGGCCGTCGATCTCTCTGTTGATGAACGCAGCCATGAAGCTTGCGTAGTTGACCATATCCATCAGGGTGTCTTCGACGGATTCGAAAACTGGAGCGTTATTGTTCGATTCCCATGTTTCGATCAGTGACTGAAGCCGAAGCTTCTTCGCATGGATGATCTCTTCGATCGTCTTGATGCCTGACGGATAATAGTCAGCTTGCTTGACGCGAGAGTTTGGATTTTGGTAATCCTGACCCTTGAGTCGTTGAAGTTCGATGCATTTCTGCAGGAACATAACCGAGTAGCGCTCTTTCGATACGCCGATGGCTTCGAGTCGGTTGGTTGTAGACATTCACATTTCTCCTTTGTCAAACCGCATTTTCAAGAATTCTGGGTGGCGAAGACGACCGGCTGGAGTGTACTCCATGAATTCCGCTTCGCATTCTTCACCGATCAACTGATCACGAATTTCCCAGAGATATTCGCGTTGCCTATCGGAAAAGCCTCCGCCAATTTTCGTTGTGGTGCCTTTCTGGGTCTTAACTATCAACGCACCAAGCTTGCCTTTGAGGCGACCTCGTCCTTCACGAAATCCGGTGACTTCGAAAGAGTCTTCAACAAGAGGCTTGACCTTCATCCAGTCGAGTGTGCGCTTGAATGAGTACTTGCCCTTCTTCTTCTTGAGGATTGCACCTTCATGACCGGCTTTGCGATACCGATTGTTGGCAGCTTCAGCTTCTTCGAGAGAGTTCACAATCTCATGTTCGGCGAGTGGAGTCACTAAGATCATTGATTTCAGAGCTGCATATCGTTCTTCGTATTCGCGAGTGCTTTTGCGAGACTTGAATTCTTCCATTGTGATTGCATCGAAGAGTTTCAGGCTAGAAAGGACTGCGTCTGAAGTGCTGCGATGGATAACACCAACTGAAAGGTTGAAGTCACCACCATCAGTGATTGCTTCACCATCGAAGACCATGTTGGGATACGCAGAAAGTTCATTGAGAATTTCCGGATCGATATTGTAGAGAGGCTTGCCGTTTCTCGAAAGAGTTTCAGTGGCTCCATGTGCATCTACAAGAACGACACAGCGAACTCCATCGAATTTCGGCTGAGCGTAACAAGGGAATTCAGTTTTGGATTTCGTGTAGGACCCAGCCAATTGAAGGCTAAAGGTCTTGTACGCGTCTTTGTAGACGGTACGGAACGATTTACCACCAATTCCGAGTTGGTATGACTGAAATCGCCCAAGAATCGAGTTGGTCACATTCAGCTGCAAGTCGGAGAAATCTTCGCAGTTATTGCGAAGCCATTTGAAGTCGGACTCTCCCAAGGCCGTGAGGATTTGTTCATCGGTGATGGCAGATTCGACATTTGGAAGGGTTGGGCGAAGTTTTGAGACTCCGAAGTTGTGGAATGGATCAAATGACCAGGTGATGACTTGCACGGTGTGTGCATCAATCTCACGAAGAGCTTCAATTTTTGCATTGGTTCCTTTTGTGGAACCAAGCATTGATAGATCGCGATGGATAAGTTCGAATGGATTCATCATATTGTCCTTTGTTTATAGTTCCACTATATCATACATAGCACGCATTGTAAACAAGAAAATTGTCAACGCTATTCGTGAAGGATGACACCTGACTTGAGTGTGACGCGAATTCGATACTTGACGTACGGACCAACTGGTGGATTTTTTGGAAATCACAGGACCAGTGTAGCGCATAATACGACCTTGAATTCGAATTCCGTCATTTCTCGAATATGCTGAAACTGTGGTTGTTCCTAACATATTCAGTCTCTTTCTAGTTCTCGCTTTACCGAGAAGGTAATCAGCTTTGGCCATAATTTCTGTTCCTAAAGTGTAGTCCAAGTCTACTCAGAAGATTGCTTCTTGAGGATAAGTTTCAAAATTTGATCGACAGTCTGGACACTTTCGACCTCGTGATCGTCGATTTCAAGTTCGAAATCTTCCTCGATGAGTATACGGATTTCGACACAATCCAAACTGTCAGCTCCCAAATCAGTGTGGATGTCTGAATTGGGGTGAACGAGATCGATATCAACCATGAGATGGCTTGCGAGAATACTTTTGATACGGGTAAGAAGACTGTCGTTTTCGACTTCCTTCACTGGTTTATCATCAGTGATTGTCATCGGGATGATCGACGATTCACGATCTCCGAAAATATATAGGTTTGGGTTCTTCCAGCGAGCTTCGAATTCCTCGTTCGGAATGTAGAAGATGCGATCAATCCCAGCTTTGAATAGCTTGGAGATGCATCCTCCACATGGGAAACCAGTTACGTAGGCATCACATCCTTCGACACGAGTACCGAATTGAGCAGCATTCAGGAGTGCATTCTCTTCAGCGTGGATTGAAAAGACAAGACGATCGTCGCGTTGTAGATTTTCAACTGCGTCATCATCGATACCTGGACAATTTCCATTCCATCCAGTAGAGATGATGTGGTGTGACTTGGAGGCAATAACACATCCAACATGAGCACCGTTATGTTTCGAATTTTGCGATGCAAGAGATGCAACACACATTGGGTAGGTTGTGATGCTCTTCATCAAACTTCCTCCATCCTTTCGGCCGCATTGATCGAATTCGTCACATCCTCGATGTGTTTATTCGCATCGTTGATCGCATTCTGAGCTTCCAAACCTGCAATTCCACAGCGAACGTCAGAGTGAATGAACGCCTGTGTGAGTGCATTGCGCAATTTCACAATGAGATCAAACTGTTCTTTCGATTGGACTTTTTTATTCATGTCTACGTTTCCTTTGTTTAAGGTTTCATAATTCAATCATAACACAAAGCAAATGCGATGTACACACAAAAATGGCGAGCACGAGGCTCGCCATTTCTTTTATAAATGTTGCTTTAGACGATTACAGCATGACAATCTCCCCTTATTCTAAAAGCGTTTGAAAGACGATTTCAAAAGTTTCGATAGTTAAGATATATCACACTCTGTACGTCTTGTACACACAAAAATGGCGAGCACGAGGCTCGCCATCATTTTGATCAGTGTTTCTGTTCGACTTAGAACAGGATACCAGTCACGCGGAACAAGCGGTAGAACTTGTTGGTCCGTGCTACGACTGCGCCGTTCGTGTCTGCCAGAGGGTTGACAACGAAACCGGCCCGTGTCTTGAAGAACATGACTGGCTGACCCGATGTTGGGGACACAGTTTCAACGCTCCAGACTGGGACGTATGGGCAGTAGAATGCACCAGCTGCATATTCGGCATCGCCTTTCCAACCAACCATGCAGAAACCTGCGTTGGGGGAAGAGACTTGCGCACGGTCGTCACGGTAGATGCGCACTTTGCCCATCAGCATGCCGACTGCAGTCGTGGTGTCAGTGATGACCTCAGATGCGCCGGAGAACTGGTTGTTCGCAGGGCTGAGTTCACTGATGAAGCCGGAGTTGGCGAGCAGGTTGTAGGTCTTCGTGTCAACCACGGCAAAGTTACCATGACCGGTACGAGTGTCAAACATGATCTGCGAACATTCATGCAGAATGCGCATTGCCAAGATACGACCTTTCTCACCAATCCACTGACCGTCGGTGTCAGCGTTCAAATCGTATACGCCAGGAGTGGTTGTGTCGGAGCAACCCAGAACTGCCGAGATGTACAACTTGCGAAGCGTTTCGTAGTTGATTTCGGAAGTCAGCTGTTCGGACATCATCGAGCCGAACATGGATTTGCCGTCGACACCGTGTTGTGCTGCAAGGTCCTGAATCATTTCCATCGAGAAGTTCGACATCAATGCGCGGGTCTTGGCTTGCACAGGGACGGAGTCCACAGTCATGGCGACCTGAGCGGTCACGTCGTCTTCGCCTTCGCCACTGGACATGAACCCACCAGTCGTAAAGCCGGAACCGATACCAGTACCAGCGTCGGCAGTTGGATCAGAGGCGCGGTCAGTGGCAACAACAGCAGCTTCGCGAGCGCCGGCAGAATCGAGACCAGTGAAGTCAGCTTGTGTGTTGTTGAGCGCAATTTCAGCGCCAGATTGGTTATTGAACCGTGGACGCCATGCGAAAGCAAGACCGGTTGGACCAGTAAGTGGTTGAGTACCAACAAGCTGGTTACCCAGAATCTGTGGACCCATCCGGCGAACCAGAGAGATTACCACCTGGTCATAGCCAGAAACGCCGCCAGCAGTGTTTGTCGGTGCAGCTTCTTGGAAGACGCTCTTCTGAGAGGCCAGGAAGTTGCGTGTGTTTTCCAGCATACGGGCGATGCCCATCTGCTTGGTTTTGTCCTTGACAGGCTCCATCGTGTCGTCCTGTGCTTCAAGCACTTTCTTCCACTTTTGGGCAAGGAAATGGTCGTTTTCACCATAAAATTCCATCGTGTTTTCTCCTAAGGGTGTTGGATCATTTGTTGCATGATCATTCGTATATTTTACTCGTGCTGGCATTCGATTTTAGATCAGGACTTCAACATCCTTGTGACGATCTTGTTGCCCTTTTCACGAAAGGCTTTCACGAACTCGGGTGACGAAATCCCAGAGCAGGACTCTGCAATATGTACTTCAGTTCGATATCCTTGCGTGATCGTGTGACGGACAGAACCCATTGCGATTCCATTTTTGGTCGTAAGAATGTTCTCGATCACTATGGATTCGCCATCATTATCCACCGAGGTGCTCACTGCAAACCCGGAAGACTCGAGGAAGGTCTTCGAAAATGATTCGATGACCTTCGAAATTGATTCGACTTCAGAGTCAGTGAGCGTCAAGGATGTGACAGACTCCGTGAAGAGATTGTCACACCCTCTTTCGCTCAAATCCTCGAGGATTTGGCTGATCCGCATATCAGCTTTCCATTGCTTCATCGATTGCACTGAAGAGGTCACCCTTGACTTCGCTCTTGAGACTGAAATTAGTGTCAGCGTTCTCGACAATGCGCTTCATGTAGTTGTCGTTTTCGGAGTCTTTCTCGGTGAAGAACTTGGTCTTCAACATGGTGGCCTTGCCTTTGAAGTCTTCAAACGAGCTGAAGTCGACCTCGTTGACAGATTCGACGAAGCGTTCCTTTACAGAGTCCGTCATGTCGTCAGAAGCATTCTCAACGAAGCGTTCAATCTTCAGCAGAAGAGCTTCTTTGCGAACGGTATCCAACTTGGTAGAAAGCTCTTCGACGAAATCGGTCTTGTCCTTCAGATCAGACTGCAGTTCCTGAATTTTGGAGCTGTTTTCGGCCTTCATCTCGAAGTCGGTGTCTGAGAACAGAGTCTGAGTTTCCTCAAAGAGAGTCTCCAGTTTGGCAAGACGTGCCTTATCGACGATGACATCACCATGAGATTCGAAGAAGTCGTTTGTTGCACGTTCGACGTATGCAGAAACACGACGGTCAATTTCTTTCTCCTGGGCTTTCGCATTGGCTTCGTACTTTCGCTCCATTTTCGATAGAGCCTTTTCAGAAACGGCAACAGCGACTCGTGCGATCTCGGTCTTCAGAACAGCGACAAAGGCGGCAGAGCGTTCTTCATCAAGGTCGAGAGATTCGATGACCTTCTTGACGACAGCGTTGTCGACCACGGAGATTGGAGCAGACTCACCAAGAATTGGAGCTTCATCGTCTTCATCGCCTAACTCGTCATCTTCATCGCCCATTTCGTCGTCCTCATCACCCATTTCATCGATGAGTGGATCATCAAGACCGTCGATGGACTCTTTCTTCTTCTTCTCTTCGTAGTCCTTGTCGTCCTTGTCGTCCTTGTCGTCGTCCTTGTCGTCGTCCTTGTCGTCGTCCTTGTCGTCGTCCTTGTCGTCGTCCTTGTCG